AAATCGGGACTTCAAGGAAGTAAGTCTAGATCTGGAAAGGATAAGGAGTTACATAGACCTATTGAATATAAGTATAATCCATTTCAGGATATACCAAAATCATATAAGTCATCTCCAAGTTTTTTAACTCTGCCTAGTCATCATAATAATATTCTTGTTCTAGCTGATATACATATTCCATATCATGATGAGGATGCGTTAAGGGCGGCTATCCAATATGGCTTGGCTAAAAATGTAAATTGTGTATATCTGAATGGGGACATTTTAGATTTCTATGGCCTATCAAGTTTTGATAAGGATCCAAGCAAGCCAAAGATGAATGTAGAACTTGAGCAGGGTAGATGGTTCATCAAAGAATTGAGAGCCGCCTTTCCTAAAGCAGGTATCTACTACAAGATTGGGAACCACGAGCATCGACTAGAGAGATGGTTAAGCATAAAGGCTCCTGAATGGATTGAAACGGATGAGTTTGAACTTCAGATGCTTTTAAGATTTGGAGAGAGTGGAGTTAAGCTAGTTGAATCACAAACGATTGCCATAGCAGGTGATCTGTTTATTATTCACGGCCACGAATACAGAGGTGGAGGAACAGTTCAACCAGCCAGAGCCTTGTATTTAAAGACCAAGAGAAATACAATATGCGGCCACTTCCACAGAAAGTCGGAATTTGTAACGCGAGATATACACGATGTTATACATGGAGCCTACACCACTGGCTGTCTATGTGAATTGAATCCTGACTATATGCCACATAATGATTGGGTGCATGGATTTTGCGTAGTGCAATTTGATGCTACAGGAAAATTTACGGTAGATAATAAAATGATTATTGACGGAAAGATTGTATAAAAAGAAAAGGAGCATCCGATGACGCTCCTAATCTTAACAGGAAGGTAAGGCAAAACAAAAGTACATTACAGGGAATGCAAAACAACAGGAAGTTATTCCCTACTAAATCAAGATATTATGATAATCACAAAGGAGGAGGCTCTATCATTAAACGTAGGCGTTGGTAGAGTATTGGTTCGCATACCATATGTTATTACACCTGACGTTATATTAAACAACGCTAAGATTTCACTACAGGCTGTGAGTGATGAGGCAAGAATTATGCTTGCTGCACGCAGTGGTATTGTTGTTTCTGTTAACGCAAAGGCAGACCTAGGACCGCTTAACTATTCGTGGGATGGTCCTGTAGAAGTTGAGGTGGGTGATCAGGTTTGGTTTACTCCTGATGCTATTGCCAAAATTTGTACCGTACAAAGGGATGAGAGTTTCTATTTTGCCTATCAAGATGGGGAAGAGATGGTTCACCTTTTAATTGTTCCGTATAAGGAATTGGTTCTAAGAAAAAGTGATAGTGGATTTCTTGCGCTTAATGACTATGTTATTTGCAAGCGTGTTCCAATGAAAAAAATTAGCCAGTTCATTATTCTTGAGCATCTCGAAGGAGCTTCGGGAGATGAACCGGATATCTTTGACGTGGTATATACCCCAAGTAGAGATATTAAATATGACTGGAAGAAAAACTTTCCTTTCAAAAGCGGATGGAAATCAGTATCTTGCGAGGTAGGTGAAAGGATAAAGACGTTTAGAGGAGCTCCTGTTGATTTGGAATTTTCCTATAACAGAACAATGGATCCGTTTGTTTTTATTCAGTCCCACATTATAATGGCTAAGATAGATGGAGAATAAGTATTCTAAAATGAAATACAGAATAGACCGCGTTCCAAGTACGGAGCAGGTTGTATTCAAGTTTCCTGACCTAGCTCAGCACGGAACTGTTTTCGCTAACAACTTTGGATTGCCGCCTGAGATAACTCCCGACTTTGTATTGAGATATATCATCTTGATGTATAGCCCAGGAAGTCCAGGTATAGACGCGTATCCGCAGTTAAGTAAAAGAAAGACTTGGGCCTTGAGAGAGTTAGGTCTTGAGCCTGAGCTAGATGGTTCATATCCACAGATATACAATGATGTTCTGTTAAACAAGAACGCAAACGTAAGAGCTAAGATTGTTCTATTCCTTCGTTTACAACAACCGGAGGATTGGGCTATCATGATTCGTGCAGAAGAAATCCTGTACGACCTACTTGAGATGTCTATGCCTGAAGATGCAGTTGACCAAAAGAACCACATCGGAAATATTGAATCTATACGTAAGCAGCTAAGTGATGCTCGCACAAGATTTATGCAGGGTGAAACAACAAAGGCACTTGAGAATGAGATTACAAAGTTTCTTGCTCAAGATAATTTAGGGATTAGACCAGAGGAGTACATGATGTTTGCACCTGATTCGAAGCCGCCAGGAAAAATGAAATCAAACCAAATGTTCCCGGAAGTTGGCAACTAGTAAATGGCATAACGAATATAAGCAGGAACTAGAGTATGCCGTGTATCACGAGCATGACCCTATCCTTGAAACGATTAAGATAAAGCTTCCTTCGGTTGAATCCTTCTATGGTAAAGATTGGGATGAGGCAATTCAACTTATTGATGGATATGGCCTGCATCCTAAAAATCAAAGGTTTAAGCATCAGGAGGTTCCTGAGAAGCTAAAGAGCATACAAGAGATTATCCGGAAGAAGAACAAGTTAAAGAAGAGGGAGGCTGTTACGCAGGAGGATATATATTCTGAGTTGGAGTCTAATCGACTTGAGTATAGAAATGAGATTGAGTGGATTCAAGTTCAAATCAAAAGACGTTATCAGGGATACTGGTTCTTCAATAATGGAGTGCCAACATACATAGATGGTTGGCATTATATCTATCTTAACTACTGGGATATTCAAAATGAAACTCGACAGGATTCACTTCCGTGGTATCGAGATTTGGATCGCCGCATATTTATTTTTGCAAAGCACTGCTATACAACAACTGAGGCTGTTTATAAATACAGGGTTACTTACAGAAATGAGGGTAACATTAAAACTAAGTTCTTTCAACGAGTAAAGAATGCAGAAGATTTTGCTTCTAAGCATCCAGCAGCCTATGTTGATGAGGGTAAATATGTTGTGGATATGGGATATAGAACCTGCTATGGTTACATCTTTCCTAAACGCCGCCGTATTGGAGCAACTTCGCAAGCCGCCTGTATATTGTATTGTATCACAACAGAACGCAAACAACAGAAGGGTGGAATACAATCCATCACAGAGCGTCAGGCTAAGGAGGACGTTTATATAGACAAGGTAATTAAACCTTGGAGAAAGATACCGTTCTTTTTGAAACCTGCTCATGACGGAACTGACTTCCCAAAGGAAAAGTTATCGTTTACATATCCTGCTGCAAGAACACAAGGGGTAGCTCAAAATAGAATATCTAGCCATGACGGTTGGATTGAATCGCGTGCATCTAGTGAAAGGGCATTTGATGGACAGAAGCTGCACGCCTATCTAGATGATGAGGGTGGTAAGCATGGTGACTCAGGTGTATCTATTCCAAGAAGATGGCAGGACGTTGTTCGTAAATGTCTATCTCAAGGTTTGCGTATTAACGGATTAGCCATGTTCACATCAACACTTGGTGAGTTCGAGGCAGGTGGGGGTAAAGAATTTTTTGATCTAATTAAATCTTCATATTACGATGAGCGAAACGAAAACGGATTTACAACAAGCGGATTATACACCCTTTTCGTCCCCGCATATGACGGCTATGACGAATGTGTGGACGAGTACGGCAACTCAATCATTGAAGATCCAATGGAGCCTATTAGAAATTTGGAGGGAAACATGGTTTCCAGAGGATCCAAAACAATCTTAATGAATACAAGAAAGGATTTAGAGGAGAAGGGACTTGACCTACGATTAAATGGAGAGATTAGGGATAACCCCTGGACACTTCAGGAAGCCGCCTCTAAAGCAAGTAAGAATAACAACTTCGACCTTTCTATTCTTAGAACACGTATTAACCAATTAAAGTTTGACCGACTGTTTAGAACTAGAACGGTTAGATTAGATTGGGTAGGTGCATTTGGAAGTAATGTTAGAGTTACAGATGATCCGGAAGGAAAGTATGTTGTTTCATATATACCATCAGAGGACCAGAGGAATAAGAAGTACTTCGATAGCGAGGCAAACACATGGTATCCTTCACCTGATGTTGTAAATAGATACATATTAGGGTGTGACCCATTTAAGTTCAATAACAGGGACGTGAAGGGCCGTAGGAAGTCTAATGGTGGTGGTGCTATGTTTTATAAGCACGATCCAGCATTTGATAGTATGGATAAGCCGGTTGACCAATGGATAAGCAATAAATTTGTTGTAACGTACAACATTCGTGTTGATGACGGTAACACCTATTGCGAGGATATGTTGAAGTTAGCTATTCTATTTGGAGCGCATGTTTATCCTGAGCGTAACGTGCCTATCGTTATTGATAAGTTCCGTGAGTGGGGTTATGAGGGATATCTACTAAATGATTTAGATCCTAATGGGAAGTTAGCCCAAGCTCCAGGTCGATATACAACGGAAGCCGACAAGGAACAAATCTTTACTGAGTACATGAATTACATCCGCCTATTTGGGAAAGGTGATAACCACATAGAACTTTTAGAGGAGTGTCTTGAGATTAATGACCCTAGCGAGATGACTAACTATGACTTATTTGCCGCAGGAGGAATGGCTCTGCTTGGAGCTAAGAGTGCCTTTCCTAAATATATGCAAGAGGCTAATTCAACGAGAGTTATGGACAACCTGCTAGAATTTTTTGATTAGGTTGAATAAAAATCAAAAAGTATGTTTTTTAGCGTGCTGTTATATCTATATTTGTAACCAATGTTGAAATTCAGCGAAATAATCGGTTTTCCGTCCGATAATGTACCTAGAGAGCAAAAAGAGTCGCTTAGCTTTATTAGCCAGGTGGGTCAAGCTATCTATTCAAGATGGTATAATGGAAGAACCCTGTTTGGCCATAGTGCTACAGGATGGTTTCAAATGATGACCGACTACGCCGAGTCAAGACAATCTTCAGCGCCGTATCGCGACTGGTTCCTAGGAACTAAGAATGATAAGAATAGTACGGATAGAAACTTCACAGAATATTCTCGTAAGGCATATACCAACGTTAGTTATGAGATTGTGAGTCCTGCTCCTAAATTCATTTCTACAATTAAGTCTATGCTTAGCGCAAGTGATTTTAAAGTTCATGTTGAATCTTTGAATCAGGAGGCTAGCTATCAAAAGGCTTATGAGAAGTGGAAATTGTATTATGATGATAAGCTAATCAATCCACTACGCGAGCAGATTGGAATCCCTACTAAGGATTATCCTTGGGTTCCTGCTAACGAAACGGAATTAGATATGTACGAGAGATATCATGGCTTTAAGTTGCCGTTGGAAATGGCAATGGCTGATATCGCAGAGCACGTATTTCAAATTAGTGATTGGGATAAGATTAGATTGAGAACAATTGAGAAATTAATTGAAACTAATTTTTGCGTTGGGCGTGTCTATACTGATGATGATGGATCAACAAAGATGAAGTTTATTAATCCAGCAGCATTTGTAACAGCATATATTGACGAAAGTGAAGAAGCAGAACCGGCATTTGCAGGCCATATTGAGAGGGTTCAAATTAAGGATATTAAGCATAAGCTACTTAATTTGGGTGCTAGTCCACAAGACCTCGAGCAGCTTGCGAGAATATATTATGAAACTCAAGGTTATAGCGATAAGGATTTTAACTTCAATCGCAAGGACCCTGTAACAGGACGTTATATTTGGGAGGATTTCGTTGTTGAAGTTCTTCACTTTGAATACAAGTCTAATGACTACGACTATTTTACAGGTCGTGAGAAGAAGGACGGAACTTATGTATATGCTCCTGAAGAGTATGGCGTTATTAAAAAGCCATATGCTGACGGACGTAAGAGAAAGACAGACGTAACCTGCGTGCAGAACTTGTACACAGGAAATTATATTTTGGGTACTAGATTCGTTTACGATTACGGTATGCAAAAGAATATGATGCGTGACTCTAAAGGAAACGTAGCTTTAAGCTATTTCTTTGAGCGTGTCCCAGGAAAGGCTATCGTTGAAAGATGGAAGCCGCATCTTGACTCATTAATGTTGACATGGATTAAGTTGCAAGCCGCTAAATGGAGTGCAGCACCTAAAGGTCTTATGATTGATATTGGATTATTGTCTAATATGGATATGGGATTTGGTAAGATGACTCCATTGGAGCTTATTCGTATCCGCCGTCAAACAGGTAATCAATTCATTCAGTCTAAGACAGACATATTAAACAAGGGTGGTGGAGCTAGCTCTATTCAGGAACTTCCTGGAGGAATAGGACCACAGCTTCAAGAATGGTTAACCTGCTGGCAGGATGACATGAATCGTATTATGGACCTTGCAGGTATTACTCCTGCTATGGCTGCTCAACCTACAAATAATTCCGAACAGGGATTAGGATTAGCTCAAATGGAAGTTGATTCAACTAACCACGCGATGTATCCTCTTAAAAAGGCATTGATGAGATTTAAGGAGAAGGCTGCTAGAAAGGCTATCCTTATGACTAGAACGAATATTAAGTTTGATAAAGAGGTAGAGAAGTATTATTCTAATCTATTAGGTAAAGAGAAGATGAATGCCTTAAATTCATTTGAGGATTTGACTCTTGACCAAATTGGAATCACATTAGTTTCAACTCCTTCAGCTCAACGCAAACAGATAATTATGCAAGCCGCCCTAGAATCTATGAAAGTAGGTAAAAGCGGTCAGCCTGGAATTACAATGGGTGACTATCTATTTATAGAGAAGGAACTTGAGAAGGGGAACGATGAGTTTGCTTCATGGTATTTGACTTTGTCAGAAGAGCGTTCTAAGCGCGAGATTCAAGGTCAAAAGGAGAAGATGATGCAGATGAATGCACAGGCGCAACAACAGTCGGCTATGATGGCTCAGCAAGCTAAGGCACAAGCTGACATGGCTGTTCAACAATTAAAAACAGATCAAATGCTTACCGAGTATCAGCAAAAGGCGCTACTTGAACAAGTTAAACACAACCATAGAATGGCTGAGCTTGCACAAGAAGGTACTTTGGAGAAGCAAAAAGAAGTAGAAATATCAGGTAATCTATAACAACATGGAAGGTAACGAAAACAACTATTTGCCAGCAGAGGTTGCTGCAAATGCGGCTATCGAAGGATGGTCACAAGATCGCATCGAACAGGAGATGCAAAAATACACAATGCCAGAAGCTCCGGAAGAACCAGCTATTGAAACGCCAGTTATAACTCAAGAGGAGTTGGCTGCTGTTTCTTCAGATGAACCAAGTTCGGAGCCGCCAGCAAATCCTTCATTTGATTTTACGGAACTAGGCTTTAATTCAATGGATGAGTTGAAGAGCTATGTTAATGCGTCAAAAGGATATAAGGATGATGCTGCTAAGTATAAAGAGGTTGAGGACATCGTTCCATTTGCACGTGATATCAAAAATCCGTTTGCAAATGATACAATCCACCGTCTAAATAACTTTGTACGTTCAACGGGTATTGATGATTTGAATTTAGCAGCTACAATCCTTAACACATCAGATGATTCTCTGAAAACCAATCCTGTAAAGGCTTTGGCTATTTTAGAAATCTTAAATGATAAGGAGTTAGCAGGTCTTGGTTTGGACCGCGTAATGGAATACGTGGCTCACAAAAACAACATGGATGTGGACTCTACGTTCGATTCAGTTGATGAAATGCCTATTGGGCTTCGCATTGAAGCGCAGAAGGCGTTGAAAAGTATTGAAAACAAACGAAAGGAGTTCGATACTAATCAAGATTATTTCACATATTTGCAAACGCAACGCAATGATAGCCAAAGGGCTACGGATGAAAGAAGTCAACAATGGGAAACTGTTCTATCAAAAGTACCGGAGAAGATGAAATCTATTCCTATTAAAGTTAATGTAGAAGATATTGGAGATGTAACTATAGACTTCGCGGTAAGCAAAGAGGATCTAGACCGTTATATCCCTGAGATCAAACAATACATGACTGGAATGGCTCCAGATGAACAAGGCGTACAAACGGCTATGAAAGTTCTCGAAAACCGGGTATGGTTAGAAAACAGAGAACAAATTATGAAAGAAGTACTGAAGTCTGCGGCTGGCAAACTGAAGGAAGATACCATCAGAAGTGTACACAATGGTGGAAAAGTAGTAGACCGTAAAGACGCTCCGTCAGGAGATATTAAGGAAAGTCCACACTTATCGGCAACTCGTGCAGCGTTAGGCTTTTAAAAAACACAACAAATAAAAACATTTTAATAAAATGGCTACAACTAACCCAATTGTAAATCACTCGTATGGTACGGGCGCCGCGAATTACGGCCAGCATACGCTTTTGTCGTCTATTGACGCACTTCCTCCAGACGTATCAACTAAATTGTATCGCCGTTTCGGTGGTCAAGGTTTGGAGATCTTAAATCTATTAATCGCTCAAGGAGCTAAGCGTGTTATCACGAACTCTAATGGTGGTTTCCACTTCGAAGAAAATCGTTACCACAGTAAATTAGCTGCTGTTAACATTTCAGCTTGGGCAGGTGGATCTCCAACAGAAGTTTTCACATACAACGCTTCTCAAGAGATTGATTCTACTTCTACTCAGTACTATGCATATCCTGCAATCGGTGACTTGGTTATCAACCTTGACAACGAGCAAAAAGGACGTGTTGTTGCTAAAGTTGATGCAGGTTCAGGTAACTTTACCTACACTGTTGTTACTTTAGACGGAACTAACTGGGGAACTACTACTCCAACTTTAGTTATCTACTCTTCTTCTTTTGATGAAGATACTGCTCAACCTGAAGCAAAGGCTAGCTACTGGGAGAAATTCTCTTTCCAATTGCAACGTCACAAGACAACTGCTAAAATCACTGGTGATGCTTTGACTGACAAACTTTATCCTGTAATGATGGATGATGGTAAGTCTTTGAAAGGATTCCACACGCATTTGTTTGCTCAACACGAATACCGTCACCTTTTGGGATTGGTTGGTTCAATGATCTACGGTGATGTTACAACTTCTCCTGGACAACCTTCTACTACTAAGGGTATGGTTGAAACTTTCAAGGATCGCGCTGTTCAAGAGGCTTGGACTTCTGCAACTTTGATTGATGACTTCTATAACTTGGTTAATGGCTTAAAAGCTAACTGGGTTGGAACTGACCTTATCGGTTTGTTATCTAAAGATCTTTATGTTGTTGCTGAGCAAGAATTGTTGGCTTATACTAACAACGTAAACATCGCATCTACTCGTCAAGAAAGTGCTAAGACCATCTTTGGTAACAACACTGACTTCGAAACAATGATGTCTACATTCGCATTCAGCACCATCACTTTGAATGGTAAGAACTTAAACTTGAAATCATTTGACTTGTCTTATGACCCAGTTATGTTCGGAGCTACTGCATCTGCTAAGTTCAAGGATTATGGATTCTTTATCCCTGCTGAGAAGTCTGCTGATGCTCAAGGTGTATTGCGCAACTGTGTTGAATTAACATACAAGTCTATGGACGGTGAAGATCGCTTCATGAAGGTTTGGGATGATGGAGCAGCTTCTCCACGTCGCCTTGGACCAAACGACAACTATGTTGTTTACATGTTGACTCAATTCGGTTTCGACTGGTTCAAAATCGAGCAATGCGGTCTATTGTACGCATAATCTAACTTATAATAGGGTGGGGACAAAGCGTCCCTGCCCTTTATACTTTTAAAATTAAAATTATAAATCATGTTATACAGAGAAGGCAAAAGGTTAGCAAAAGAGGATTTACAAGGTCATATTGAAATCCTAAAAGAAACATTCCCATCGTTTTTTAGAAAACAGGGGGCTTTACCAATTTTTTACACATACGCAAAGCACAGAATGCGTGTTGTAGATTTGTTCACTCCAGGTGGAGATACAAAAGTTGGAAACCGGGTTATCCCACCAACACCAAAAGGTATTAAGTCTATTGGACATGATATGGAAGATGGCTTCAATGTAGAAGTTATTTTTTCTAGATCAGCTCCAAACTACTCAAACGGAGAATATAAGTTTAACAATCTAAATCTTCAACTTGCCCATAATTCCAAGTTGGATCCGGCTATAGATTTAGAACTATTGATTTTCTTATGGTTCTATTGTCCTGAGTTTAACAATAATGATTGTACATACAGAAAAGACAATGCAGATTTTACATTTGTAATTCCTTCTGATGATGTAGAAAGCAAATGGGATAATATATCTTCACGTCGTAAGTTTGAAGATGAGCTTCTTATTGAAGGAACTCGTGTTTCATTTGAAGTTTTGAAAGCAGTAATGACTAAGATGAATGTTCCTATCAGAAATGAGGAGAAGGTAGACCGTATCACATTGTTTGATTTGGTTTCAGGATCTAAGACATCTCAAGAGAAGTACTATTCAATCAAGCGTTCTATTACTCCTGAAGTAGAAGAGGTATCCTACAAACCAAAAGTTTCGGAAGCCGCAACAACTGTAGAGGCCGTAGTAGAAACAACAAGCTTAAAAAACAGAATTGTTGCTTTGATTGAGGCTACCAAAATTTACAATGACGGTGCAGATTGGAAGATTAAGACGGGAGGAAAACCAAAGGCTATTTGCAAGGTTGCAGGTACAGGTGAAAACGAGGAAATCTTTAATCTTATTGAGTTCGTTACTAATGATTTAGCAGCTCAAGACGCAATCGAGAAATACTCGAAGTAAAGTAGAATAAATTATTAAAATGGCGGTTGGATTTTCCACCGCCTTTTTTAGTTTTGTACAAACGTATACGTATTATGGCACTAAATTTTAACGTAACAACTACATTTAATGTAGCTTCTAAAACTGTTACAATTCAAGACGAAACTAATTACTTGAATCAGGGTATTAACCCGTCAATAATTACGGTTAAAGGATTGATTTTAATGACAGGACCTGGAGGTTCAGCGTTTGTGAATCAAACAAATTTAGCAACGCCGCCAATTGAAATTAGCAATGGGCAAACAACGTCTATTGGTTATAATCTTCCACTATTAAACGGAAACATACTTAACGGACCTTACGGTTTAACATATACAGCTAATCTATCCTACACGACTGGAGATTGTTATGTTCTTGATGCAAACGATGTGTTTGTTGAAGGAGTTGATTTGACAGATGTATTACAACCAGGAGATTTAATTCAATTATCATCATCTCCGGCAGGAAATAACGGTTTTAAAACTGTCTTAAGTGTTACTTGGGATGGAGATGCGTCTACAATTTTTACTGTAGAGGACTTAAATCCAGAAGGTACTCTTATTATGTCATTCTCATTAAATCGAGTGTTTAATGATGACTACACATACTCAGGATGCACACTTCCAATACTATCTATTTCAACTGTATACGATTGTCAATCTAGCCAATTTGGTTCTATTACATTTACAGATAATACAGACTATTTAGGATTTACTGTTGGTTCAAGAGTATTAAGTGCGTATTATCCAAATGGATTGTATCCTGCACCTGCTGTTAATCCACAGACAACTACAACGTCTATCCTAACTTTAACAGAGTTGGCCACAGGAACTTGGACAGCCGCTATATCAGCTACACTAACAATTACTCAAGATGATGATCTAGTCCTGTTAGCAGCACTAAACGAATCGGTTGAATCAACAGTTACTTGTGCAGGAACACTATGTGGTTTAGACGATTGCATCAATGCTCTTTACACAAAGCACATGGACGCCTTGAATTGCGGAAGTACAAGCCCATATCAAAGATATGTAGATGGTATAGCGCTTTTATATCCTCTAGCAAAAGAGGCTCAAGCGTGCGGAAATCACGCTGACTATGAGAACTACTACAACCAAATGGTTGACCTATTAAGTGCTAGCGGAACAGACTGCGCTTGCAATTGTTGTTCTTCCGATGGTCCGCAATGGGTAGACAACACTTCTCAAACAGGAACTCCTGCTTTTGAGGCCCTATATGAAGCCTATTTAGAACTTCAAGAATCAGTAGACAATCTTCCTCAAATCATCGGTCCTCAAGGTCCTATCGGCCCGCAAGGTTCTCAAGGTCCTGCTGGAACTCCTGGAGAAAATGGAGAAAATGGAGAAAATGGAGAAAATGGAGAAAATGGGCCAACTGGGGCTACAGGTCCACAAGGCCCTGAAGGTCCAATGGGACCTCCTGTTCCTGCTGGATTAACTTGGGAGGGTTATTGGGATGCGAGCACAGAATATCCTACATACAGTGTAGTTGTTGATGATTCAGGAGGAAGTGGTTGGGTATCGTACGTTTGTTTTGATGGGCCTATAACCTCTACAGAACCCCCATTCTTTGATAATGCTCATTGGACGCCGCTATCTAATGGCGGTATACCGGGTACTCAAGGCCCTATGGGTCCTGCTGGTATTGATGGAACTAATGGAATTGATGGAGTTAATGGAGCTGAAGGTCCAATGGGTCCAGAAGGTCCACAAGGCCCTATTGGCCCACAAGGCCCTATTGGTTTAACTGGGGATACTGGTCCTCAGGGTCCTCAAGGAATCCCTGGAGTTGGAGTTGTTAAAATAGGTGGTTATTATAACGTAACAGTATCTTGTGCACCAGCGACATTGACAGGTCTTAATATGTTCTTAATTCCAGCCGGACAAGTTGTTAGAGAATTAATTGACGTTACTGTTCTTTTAACAAAAGGAATCACATCATCTGGAGCTACTGACATTGTATATAAACTTATCTACAAGGTAGGAGCTCCTGTAAATACAACGAACTACGACGGGTATATCAGTTTAGTTGGAAACCTATCAAATGCAACTCAAAATATATATCAATTAGTTAATTCGTTTTCAACTACAATATCAACAACAAGACTTACGGGTCAATTGATAGCTGAAGTTGGTGAGCTTACTAAATACGCGCCTTCTTTCAGTGGAAATAAAGCTAGCACTGGAGGATTTCAAGTTCAAATGTTTTATGGACTTGAATCTGAAACAGGAGCAACTGCGATAGATTGGGCTCAGGATATGTATTTTTCAATTGCTGTAGACAGAGTTGGTGGTACTGTTCCTGTCGATGTAACCTTAGAAACATTTAAATTCTCATTATAAAAAAACATCAATAAATATTAATTAAAAAAAACAAAAAAATGGCTATTAGAAATTGGTTTTATCTAACAAAAAACATGCTTGGGTTGACAAGATCAACTATCAGCAATCCGGCAGACACCTATTTAAACATTTTAGATGGGTCTAGTCCTAGCACTGGTAATATTATTACTGTAAATGATTTTGTTGCAACTCTTCCTCCGGGCCCTACTGGAGCACAAGGTGTTGCAGGTGCAACTGGTCCTGCTGGAGTTCCTGGTCCTGTAGGTCCTGCTGGATTAAACTGGCAAGGTACGTGGGTATCAGGTACATCATACATTTTGAATGATGCAGTTGGTTACAACGGAGCTTCATACTATTGTATTCTTGCTACTTCAGGAACAACTAATCCTGCTTCTAACACTACTAACTGGGCATTGCTTGCTTCTCAAGGAGCTATCGGTGCTACTGGTGCTACTGGATTGCAAGGTCCAACTGGCCCACAAGGTCCTGCTGGAGCTAGTGGATCTGTTCCAAACTTAGAGTTTAACGCTACAGATAAAACAGTTTGGAATAATGGTCAAGGTAATATTGGAGAGAACACTACGTTTGGAGATGGTGCGTTAAAATCTAATACAACCGGAAATCAAAATACTGCTTATGGATACCAAACATTATATAGTAATACTACAGGAGGATCTAATACAGCTTTTGGTTCTTATGCGGGATTTTCATTGACTACAGCATTTGAAAACGTATTTTTAGGTAATAATGCAGGTTTATTAACTACTACAGGAGGTGGCAACACGGCTGTTGGAGCTAGAACTTTACAAACAAATCAGATAGGATTTTTGAATACTGCTGTAGGAAGTGTAGCCTTAATGAATAATACAGGGTCTAACAATACAGCAGTTGGAGGTGATGCTATGTTTAGAAATACCACAGGATCAGCTAATACAGCAGTTGGAGTAGAGGCTTTAACTAACAATACTACTGGAGGAAATAATGTATCAATAGGAAAAAGCAGCCTCAAGTTTAATACCACAGGAGCAACTAATACGGCTATTGGTTATAATGCATTAACTAATAATACTGATGGTATTGGCAACGTTGCAATTGGTAGTGGAGCATCACAATCTCAAACATCAGGTGTTAGTTTTAATACTGCAATAGGTGTTGATGCATTATTTTCAAATACTGGTGCTGGTTTTGTAACCGCTATTGGAGAGGAATCTTTTTATTATGCAACTAATCCTTTTAATAGTGTTGCACTAGGAGCATCAGCTGGTAAATTCCATACAACAGCTAATAACAGTACACTTGTTGGAGCATTCTCTGGTCAAAATACTACTACAGGTGTTGGTAATACTGCATTGGGAGCAAGTACTTTATCCTTTAATACAACAGGAGAGTATAACACAGCAATTGGATATAGTTCATTGTTTGGTGGAAACGGTTCTTACAATGTAGCAGTTGGATCTGGTACAAGTTCACTAGGATTTAATGGTTCAGTTATATTAGGATATCAAGCACAAGCAAATGGTAATAATCAGTTTGTTGTAGGTTCAACTATTCAAAACGCTGGAGCTGTTACTACTGAAACACCTGCTGCTACTACTAGAACATGGACTGTACGTGTTAATGGAGTGAACTATAAGATTCCAATGTACGTTGCATAATAAAATAATCACAGGTTAAAGAAGGGGACTATAAAATCCCCTTCTAATACCTCTGACTATTAAAGATTTTAATAGTAGATACGTCTACCAAAATCATAGTATATAATTAATAGAATATGAATTTAGGAGAGATATTAGATAAGGTATACAACCAACTAGGTAAAGACCAGTATGGTGGTTACATTACTCCGAGGAATTACAATGAGGCTATTAAGTGGGTCAATCTTGAACAGATTAATGACCTACTTAAAGTCTTTGAAGAAAAGCGTGAGATTACTGACGACCTTCTTCCTTATGTAACTACTATTGGTGATAGTGGAAGCACTCCAATCCCGGTTGATTCTTTTGGATACTACGAGTTCCCAGAGGACTACTACTACTATGTTCGCTCCTATACTTCTCAGTTTGACAATACTTGCGCAGGTGCTATTGAAAAGGTTCGTCCTATTGAGTTTTTGAATCAGGCAGACTTTGGATATCGTATTGGAACAGAGATTATGGCTCCGAGTTTGGACCGTCCGATATCAGCTATTCAGAATAACAGAATGCTTCTTAGACCTATTGGAATCGAAGCCGTAACATTTACATATTTACGCCGCCCAACAGACCCTGTATTTGACTACGATATTGTAGGTACAGAGATCTTCTATCTTCCACCTGGAACATACCATCAGAACAGCTCTGTTGCTCCTGTGGGAACTCCAAGTGCAAGTGTTGAGTTTGAATGGCCGGAGTCGGTTACATACAACCTTGTTGAATTGATAGTAAAATACTTTACAATTAATATCAGATCTCAGTTTAACTTGCAGACATTAGATATAAATAAAGGACAATAATGATTACTAAAAGACAGATGGTCGAATTGATACAGAACCGCCTAGCAGGTGGTGATGTAACGGAGGATATCAAAGGAAAGTATCCCTATCAAGTTATTGCCTATCTTATCGGTCTAGTATATACTGATGTTGTCTATTCTAATCCTCAAGCTAAGAAGGATGCTTCTGTTCCCTACGATTTAGAACGTCAGGGGACGGCTCCAAGATTTTACGTTGACCTTCCTGCTACACCTTTAATGGGTAGCGAAAGTTTAACATACATTAGTGGAAGTGATGGATGTTGGTATCCTCCTCGCATGGGTACTATTGAGAACCACATCATGAATATTTTGAAGCCGCAAACTAATCTTGTGACAGCATACCTACAAGGTCGTAAGCTATACTTCAATGGAATCCCTACAGAAACTATTACGGTAGATATGATACCTAATCCTAACTCAATGTCTGATGATGATTATTTGTCGGCTCCGGGAAAGGAGGCTGCTATCTTCCAGATGGTAGTTCAGATGATTCAACAGGCAGGATTGAAACCAGAAGAGGTGTATAATAACAATGTCCCTGATTCGGACAAACCAACACAGCCAGCTAAATAATGGAGCCAGTTAAAAATATTACATACGTTACGATGTCAGCTATCAGCCGAATGAAAAACTTCGGATACACTACTAGCGACTACGAATGGATTGAGCAGCTAGCCATTGAGTTCTATCAAGAGAAACTTCGTGGTTATGAGATGCCTTCTGTTGTAGTTGACTATGTTACTGTAAATGCTAACACTCGTATTTGGCCAATGCCAAGTGATTTCATTCGTTATACCAAGGTTGGTTATAAGATTGGAAATCGTGTGTGGACTCTAGGTATAGACAATACTATTGCTCTATCTTCAGGTCCCGAAATATGTAATGATATAAGAAGTGCAGAATCTGGAGCTATCGGCAGTGGATTTTGGATAGCCGAAGGATTCTATAACGGAACATACTATGGACCTCTATACACAGCTGGTGGTGGATTTAACGTCAACTACTATCGAGTTAATGAAGCTAACAGATACATTCAATTCGTTGAGGCACTACCTACAGGTCAGGCCGTTATTGAGTATCTAAGTTCAGGCAGAAATGTCAATGGATGCACTCTAGTTCCTGTTGCTTATGTTGAGGCATTTAGAAACTATTTGATATGGCAGATGTGCGAACTCAAGCCGGAGATTGTTTCTATGGCTAAGGATAAGGAAAGACAGTACAAGGACACCCTATGGGATGCGAATATTTTGGTTAAAGGCCCTGTTATGGACGAGGCGATGGATACCATTTACGCAGCTTGTGGATTTAACATTCGCTAATGGAAGCAAAAGATATTATATTTTCAGGTGGAATTAACACCGATGATGAGGCACGTCTAATTCCCAATGGTGACTTTAGAATGTCCAAGTATACACGCTCGGGTTCTGCTGAATCGCAGAATCAGGGTGCTATGGAATCTATGCCGGGTAATCTGCTTCACAACAACCCCGATCTTCCAGCAGGAACAAACACAGTTATAGGTAGCGCTAGATGGATTGAAGGTTCGTCTATCATCTACATGGTTCACAACTCAACAGGGGACCATACAATATGGTCGTATAACATCAATGACTTCTCTATTACTCTAGTGCTAGGTAACTGGCTTTTAGGTGTAGGAGGAACAGCACTTAACTTCCAACTTTCAAATAAGGTGTATCACACCAATATTGTAGACAATCTATTGTATTGGACGGATGGATACTTTGACAACTTTGAATACAATGTTGACGGGCTATTGCAATTCAATCCGCCGAGAAAGATTGACATCAACAAGGCGATTAAGTACATGGCTTCTTTTGGAGCAGATCCTGAAGGGTATCCTGCAAATGCCTTTTCAACTATTGATGAGTCTTTTGAAACTTTAGATGCGTTAAAGTATCCTCCTGTGTTTAAACCTATATGTCAATATCAAAATAATACAAATAAGCAGTTTAATAAACTATATGGCATGCAGCCTCAATTTTCATATCAATATGTATATGATAATAACGAGGAGTCTAAGTGGTCAATGTATAGTGTTTTAAGTATTCCTCAAAATATTGATTTTGTATCTGGTAGAGATTTTCAAGATCCTTTAATAGATAATGAAATACAAATTACTATTGAAACAGGATCATGTATTGTAAAAGGTTTTAAGATAGCGTATAGAAATGGAGATAATGGAGTTTGGGTTGTTTTTAAAGAGGTTAATAAAATACAAGATGGCATTTCTGACAACATAACTTATAATGTTGTTTTTGATGGAAATGAAGCTTCCAAACCAGCGACTTACACGGAATACAATTATGATTTAATACCTCAAATTGCGTTGTGTCAAGAGGTGTTATCAAATAATAGCCTCGTGTATGGAAATTATTATGCAGATTATGATCTTCTTAAAGATATAGATATTTCTGTTGAAAGAGTTGTAAATAATGTTTCTTTCAATGGAAATGAATATAAGGAAACTCCTTTTTCAAACATATCTTTTTTTGATGCTTCGGATCCAACTGTAGCTACAGGTCATACACGTTTGTTTTTAGCTCCATATTATACTGTTTATGTTGGATTCCCTGAAGTGAATTACACTTTTGAATACATGGAAGGTGATGTTATAGTAATGAATTTATTCAATACTTCTTTAGGTCAATCCACTTTAAGAAATTATTATTATGAAATTACTCAATCTGATGTATCGTTTCCAGGAAGCAATGTTGATAAATTAAATAATCTAGCGGATAGTATTGTAGCTTGGTTTGTATCTATAGGTATAACAGCTTATATAGAAGCTTCGGTTATAATATCACTTATAAGAATAGATGGTTATTGTCCTATATATCCTCCTGGAAGTGCAAATGTACCAGTATCTACTTGTAAAGTATTAAGAAGAAATTTTGCGGTTAGGTCCTTAAAAAAAGGTTCTAAAAAAGTATTTGGAATCCAATATTACGATAGAGGAAACAGGTCTGGATCAGTTCAGAACAGAAGTGATATTTTACCTATTGAATTAGATGTTCCGTTTCCTTCAGGAGAGGATTTATCAGGGTTATCATATCCAAATAATCCGTATTATGTCAGTGCTAAATTAACAATTAATCACACTCCTCCTGAATGGGCTACGCATTATCAAATCCTTGTTAAAAAGGATGAGTTGATGACTAATTTTCAGCAAACTACAATAAAAGACATATCTGTTGATCCTGAATCTCCATTCGCTTTACTAATATCAATAGATGATGAGTATACAAAAATATATAAAGGAGCTACTGTAAATCACACTCCTCAAAAAGGAGATATTGTTAGATTTATCAAGAAGTCGGTTCAGCCTTATCCAAACACAACGGCTAATGGATACGAATATCCATCTCCAGATTACTGTTCTGAGTACTATGAAACAGAAGTAATTGAATACAGCCCTAGTGGAGGTGTTGATTCCGGCCCTTTTATATTAGTATCTATTTTTGATTACGATTCTATAATAGGTGGATTTAACGGAGGGGTAGGATCTTTAATAGAGATATATACAAAAAGAGAAGAATCTGCTGATGACCTTTGGTTTGAGATACAAGACCCAGCAAATGTTGGAGAAGGATATGTTATTTTAAACCCACATACAGAAAATAGATATCATGCTGGAAATTCACAAAATCAAACATCATTATTACCTGCTATAGTTAATTTAAGTTATGGTGATGTTTGGTTAAGAGTACGTCAGTATTCAACTGGAGTAAAAGGAGTTTATGTAGATGGTATTGATAATTTACCTATTTATCCAGATATATCTGTTTTGTATAATGTTCAAATATCAGAATCTGCTTATGAATATTGGTATTGGAATGGATCTTCTTACGTGAAAATATATAATTATCAGCCAAATGTGTTCCCTAAGTATATTTATTCTTGGATAGAAGATTACAACTTTAGTGATTACTATACGTCTAATAGCTTAGGTCTTGGAAGATTTGGTGTCGACGACATAAACGCGAAACGCCGCCATCTTAAATCAAGTGTAATACACTCACTTCCTCTTGTTCAAGATAGTAATATCAATGGACTTTCTGCATTTCAAGGTCTAGGTTCTAGCCGATATCTTGACGATACATTTGGTTCTATTAACCGATTAAAGCAGGTTGGATATACATTGAAAGTATTGCAAGACAGAAAAGAAACGGCGGTATATATTCAAAAGTCATACGCAACAGGTGGTGATGGAGCAGGTCAACTTGCCTATACAGATAAAGTATTTGGTGGTATTAATCCATACGACACACTATTTGGAACAGTTCACCCGGGAAGCGTGCAGTTAATTGAGGGAGATTTGTATTATTTTGACTACTACACAGGGGCTTTTATCAGAACTTCTAATAATGGTCAAAATGATATATCAAGTGGAAAGTATAAGTTTAACTATTACACTTCCACAAAGGCTACTGAAATTTCTCTAGATTTTAATAACTATGAGATTATATCCATGATTGATGAACAGAACATGGAATACACCTGCTTCTTTGGATTTAAGGACGATACTATTCGACCAAGAGAAACAGAAGGTGTGGTATTTTCATATCTAAGAGATAGATGGATTACAATGGTAGATTACAACCCTATGTGGGCTGAAACTTTAGGTGTTGTTAATGTGTCTTGGAATGTAAATAGTCAGATATACTCTCACAATGATGGCGCTGAACTTAATTTTTACGGGTTAACTAAAACACAAATGATTGATTTCGTAATGAATGAATCGGCTATTACAATTAAAAGGCTGTTAACTATGGGAATTAGGTCTAATGGAGTATTCAATGTAGACTCTGTTACCACGCCTGTATCAGGCTCATACCCTGCGATGAACTCGGAAATACCAGCCGCCCTATTTAAGTTGAAGGAGGGGTACTATTGGTCAGCATACTTGAGAGATAAAACTAACGTGAATTTATCAGATCCATACCTTAGAACAACTGAACTTGCACTACAAAATGGGCGTCAGTTGAGAGGATATGTATTTGAACATGTAATCAGCCAAAACAGCACATCTAAAGTTGTCCTTTTCTCAATAAAGACGACGTATGTGCCAAGTGAGGCGTTGATATAAATATGAAAACTTTTTTAATAGAACGAGGATAACACCTAAATAAATACTTAATTTGCAGAATATATGGACCCGATAACACTTTCTATATTAATGGGTGCTGGCCAAGCAATTTTGCCGGCTATTAAATCTATTCAACAAGGTAGTAGATTGAAAAATCTACCTGATATTGAGCGTCCCGACTTTCAAATTCCAGAAGCCGCTAAAGAACAATTAGGTTTAGCTCGTACTATTGCTAGTAACAGAAACATGCCTGGTTACGATGAGGCTTTAGATAAGATTGAAAATCAAACTAACAGAGCTATTGGTGATGTTAAGGCTGCTGGTGGAAATATGCAGGATATTATGGCGGCAATGGCATCGGCAAATGTAGGAGCCGGAATGGCAAAAAGAGATTTAGATATCACTAACGCAAAAAGTTATTTAGGTTCACTTCAAAATCTTCAAGGTCAATTGGGTAGTTACGCTAACTGGCAAAATGCTCAACAACAGGATCAGATGAAGGCGTATAACGATGAAATGGCTAGAAGAGCTTCTCTTGACACTGCACGTCAGCAGAACATGCAAAATGCTGTAGGCTCTGTAGGTCAAGGAGTTGCTACAGGACTTGGCTATCAGATGAATATGAATCTAATGAACAAGATGTATCCAGGAGCTACACCTCCTAGTACAACACCCGAAGGTCCAATGAAAGGAATAGACATAAGTGCTCTTCCAATGCCTGCTGCTGCACCTGTAAACATACAGCCGCAAAATTTAGGTCCTATAGCTGGTCAACAGCCAGATCTTCAAGGAATAGTTAGCTCCTTACAAGGGTTCGGTGTTATTCCAGGAACGCCAACAGCGACAACAGCACCAAATGTAAATCAAATACAAGGTTCTCTTCAGGGTCAGATGGGTTCCGACTTTGCTTCTGTAAATGGGCCTATAACACCTAATTCTACTGTACCAACAACAGCTTTAGGGGTTACTAGACCTGATCTACTTCCTGAGAATAGAGTGGCTTCATTAGACATGTCAATGCAACCTGGATCTGGAGTTTTAGCTCCTGGATTAGATCCAAATGTAATAGCAGCTAATGGTGGCGCTGGAGTTTTAGCTCCTCAATTTATTGGAGGTCAACCTAGTCAGAGTCAACCAAATATTTCTGGAGTTTTGGCTCCTCAAGATAATATATCTGGATTGAATAATAACCAAATATCTGAAAGAAATTTAAATAATTCATTAGATGCTCTACCTCCAGGTACAATAATTTCAGATTCTAGTGGGGCATTTTATTATAAAGATGCTAGCGGCAAATTATACGGAGCGGCTACTGAAGCTGAACTTGAAAAGCATAGAAATAGCTTGATGCCAACATACAAGAAATAACAATCAGGAATGGAACTTAATCAAAGCATAGAAAATCCACTAGGAGCAGGTACTCAAGTAGGTCAAGCGGAATCGTTTGTATACACTCCTAATCAGAATATATTCTCTACTATTCAAGGGGCGTTAGATAAGAATCTACAGCTTCAACAGGATGACTTGAAGAAGAAGGAGGAGGATAAGAAGAAGAAGGATGCTGCACTTGAGAAGTTGATGCTTGATATTCAGACGGATCCTAAATGGGATATGCCTGTTGAACAAATGAGTAATAGTATAGATGAAATACAGAATTTTGTTGTTGATTGGAGAGCTTCAGGAAAACCTGAGGACTACAATTTTCAATTAGCTCTTAAAAAGAAAATGATGGGTTTTGATGCTGATAAAAGCATGAACGAAAAAACATTTGACACCTACTCAAAATACATGACTGATGCAACAGCAAATGAAAAACTTGATCAGGAAGATGTTAAGTTGTGGGAAAATGGCATTAGAGAACAAAAGAATATTAAAGGTAGGTATGATTATATTATGACTCAACCTAAACCGGGAGAGTATTTTGATATATTGAAACCTTTTACTGATTATTTTTCAAAAGAGGTTCAACAAGGAAGATTAACCAAGACAGACGAAAAAAAACAGCGAGGTGCTGAAAGTTCAGTTTGGGATACTAGAACTCCTAGCGAAAGACAAAGAATGTTACGTCAGGCTGGAAAAAATCTAGAATTAAAAGATGCTGATGGTAATATAAGACCTGCCACGGAGGAGGAGTTTTTAAGTAAGATTCATGAGCAAATGAAACCTTATTACGAAAAAACTTTAACTGCATCTACAGGCGGAGGTGGAGGCGGATGGAACAAACAAACTAAAATGGGTGCAGCTGGTGTAAGAACCGCAACAAGTCAAGGGTTTTCTGATTATGTAGCTTTGCCAACAGATGTAACTCCTATGCAAGTTTTAGATGTTAATCAACAATTGATTTCAATTATACCATCTGGAGTTCAGTATATGGGTAAACCAGGCGAAACTAAAATAGCTCCTTTAGGTGGATGGCATATTGAGGGTAAGATTCCGGGTAACACTCAAACAAAAACATTTAAAGATAAGGCAGAGGCTGATGCTTGGGCTTCAACTAACGAAGGTGGAACAATAGCAGAACCTGAATTTGACGAACAGACAAATACCCTTACATACAAAACTTTAGAAACTGTATATGTTCCTTACGATTGGAATAAAACTAAATTCCAAGCTCAATATCCTAAAATAGATGTTGTTGGCCTAGCTCAACAATATAATACAGCTAATCAAAAAGGAAATCCAACATATTACCAAACACCTTTACCTGGAGTAGACGATCCTAAAAATTTTCAATAATAGATTATGAACGAAGAATTAGCTAAGTCGATTTACGATTCAAATGGAGGAAATGCAATATTTGGTGATTACCAAGCGTATTTGACTGCATTAAACTCTAATCCAAAATATGTAGCTCATATTTACAATAAATATGGGTCTCAAAAATTTGGAAGCCAATCTGAATTTGAAGGGGGCTTAAAAAAAAAAGAACCTACGCAACCAAAGTCTGGGGATGGCTCAAGTCAAACCCAACCGTCAAGTGGCTCGCAGCCTTCCCAAGGTAAGAGTTATTTGGAACAGGCTTCTGAATTTCTTTCAGGGCCTAAAATGTCGGGTACACCTCAGACTCCAGAGCAGGTAGCTCAATCTGTTGCGTATGCAAAATCTCAACAGGAAAAGGAAAAACCAAAGGAAAAACCAAAGCCAACAGGTCCATTAAATGCCCCTAAGGCGTCTGAGCCTGGGCAAAAGGTATTCTCGTCTGAAACACAGCTCCTAGATTATATGGAGGAGTTAAAGGCTAATCCTTCAACAGCATCTCAGGCAGAATTAAAGAAAATTGCAGACGATTACACAGGTATTGTATCTGATATAAACACAAATGGTACGTGGTCATACGAATCAAAAGCAGCAGAATCTGGAGTTACATTAACAGGTAAAGTTGCTCAACCAGCAAAGCCTACATTCCAAACAGCTCAATATCAGTTAGATCAAATAAATTCCGGTAAAGTAGATCCTAAAACGATTGACCCTAATGGTAGATGGGAGGAGAGAAATGAGTATGATGCCGGATCTACATATTTTGATGCCGCTAAAGGTGGTACGGTAACCACTCAACCCGGAATGAAAACTAAGAAGGTTTGGGTTCCATCGGGAGAGTTTGCTAAAAAGGTGGATGCGGAAAGCAAGGACTACCTAGAAAACAAAACCGCCGAAATGAAGGCTCATACTAATCAAGTAGAAAGAGCTTCAAATCAAAAGAATTGGGATACATATAGAGCCGTAAGTCAGGTAGATATAACTACACCAGAGAGAGATCTTGCCGAACTAGAGGAGCAGAGGAAAAATGGTCAGGTAGATGAGCAGTATTATACTACTAAAAAGCAGGAGCTTGAGAACAGAAAGAAGTATTCATACAAGAATCTTGAGGCTACCTACTTATCCGTACTAGAAAAGACGGATCCTGATAAACATAAAGAATATTCTGAACGCTATTGGGAGGTGATGAATGCCCTTAACAAAAAGGGGTTTGAAACGTGGGAGGATGCCAATAATTTCCTTATTTCAAGTGGAAAACAAAATATCATCTTTGAAGGTGATGGTAATTTAGAAGATTTGATTGGAATAGATCAAGCTGACACTGAATTTCTAAGAAAATTAAGAGCTGAAGCTGTTGGATCTTCATACGCTCCACTAGACAGAACAATAGAGAACGCTTCCGACAGACAGGTTCGTCAGTACATGACTGATATACAGCCTATAATTAATGATGTTAAGCAGTTTTCATCAGACGTAGATGCCTTGCGTCTAGCGTTTAATTCAGGAACTATTACCCAGGAGGAATACAAATCAAGAGCCGAGCAGTTAAAATTAAAAGAACAGGAGCTAACAACTCGTGCCCAACAGGTTCAAAAGGAAACGGGAGTAACTGATTTTGATTTAAATCGATACTCAAAACAATCGGAGGTACAACAGAATCTAGCTATAAACAATAGCAATTTTGCTCCTATATCTGCATTTGAAAAGCAGAAGGAAAAGAACATGGAAAATCGCCAAAGATGGGTTACTGAAAATCCTGTTCTAGGTGGTCTTGTATACGGAACTGGGGATGCTTGGAGAAGTTTTACGGATATGGTTATCCTTGAAACAGCCAAGTCTATTAAACCTATTTCAGAAGTATTGGAAGTTGGAGATGGTTACGGATGGGCGGATAGGGTTTATTACGGAGCAGAAACAGCACAGAATAACCGCGACTACCTATACGGGTATTCAGGGATGGATATTGACGGAGATGGCAAGGCAGATGATCTTCCTGAATTTGCTAAATTGACACAAACACTAGGTCAGGGGATTGGTAGTGTTGGAGCGTTTGCTCTTCCAGGTGCGGCTGCCGGAAAGTTATTTTCGGGAGCAGGTAAACTAGCTACTGTTGGACGTTTTGGTGTGAATACTACCGGAGCCTTCTTAATGATGGAAGGGCAGGCATATCAGGAGGCCTTGCGTTCAGGTCTATCGCAAGACGATGCTGCGGAAGCCGCCACTTTAATTGCATCACTTCAAGCTGTTGCTGAACAGGCAGTACCTGATATTAAATATTTTGACAACGTAGCTACAAGAGCAGGTCTAATAGCTTCATATAAGAATGGGATTAGAGGTAATGCTCTATTAAGACAGGGCCTAGGTAAAATTGACGAGCTTGTTAAGAACACAGTAAAGGGTGGTGCTCAAGAGTTTGGTGAGGAAGCCTTAGGAGCATTATCTACCGACCTAGGAAAGGATATCAGCAATGAGTTGTACAACCGGGTAACTACATTCAATATGGATGGCACTCGACCTGCAACATATAAGACTAACCCATACCAAGATCTATATCAGGCAAAGAATATAACAGACAATGGAGTTGCTGGATTTATTACGGGTGGTGGAATGAGATTCTTCGGAGGTCTTAGACCGATGTCTCAAACACAGATGCAGAACCTATCCTACATGGGTAAAAATGCTAATGACATTTTAAAAGTTATTGAGCAGACGCAAAGCAATGGAGTTAATCCTGGCGACGCTACCTTTAAGGAAATTGAGAAGCAGTTGACGGGTATTTCAGAAACATGGAATGCGCTTCAATCTATGCCTGGTTTTACAGAGTTAACAACAGCAAATCAGGATGCTGTAATGGCTTTAACCTATCGTAAGAATCAGATTCAAGATAATGCTAGAAAGGTAGGTGTAACTACCGAAGCTGTTAAAACGACTCTAGCTCAATACGATCAGGATATAAACGACTATTTAACAGGACAAAAGGATTACGGTGCTACTAAGCCGGTAATGTACAACGATGATAATCTAATGGCTATGGGCGTTAGAAATGTCGCTGTTAATCCTGATGGAACCTATGTAATTCAGCCGCGCGAAGATTTAGATTTGGACGCCGCCGAAGTTGCTAAAAAAGCAGATGAGTATATAAAAACAAGTTTAAAGGACACTGCCTTTGCAGATTCCTTTTATCACCCTAAAACAGATAGAGATGCCATACAAAAGCGAAGCACAGAGGAAGTTCTTCCACGCCAACAAGGAGAAACTACAGAAACAGGGGGTAAACCTCAAGGAATGGGACCAGGCGTCCAAGGGGAAGAAACTGCCCAAGAAGTTGGTAAAAAAGAAGAAGTAGCACCTAAAACAGGGGTGCAAGAATTATTTGATTCTACTCCTGATCTTGCTTCTATTGGAACTCCAGCGCAGTACTCTGCATATCTTGAAACTATATTTCCAGATAGTAAAGTAAAGGATATTTTGTATCATGGTAGTGATAATCCAACCCTAGAGAAGTTTGAGCCAAGAGTTTCCGATCAATATGGAAAGGGTGGAGCTATATTCGCTACAAACAATCCTGAGTATGCTAAGGGACAATTTAAGACGGGCGGCGTTGCAAAAGTATATCCGGTAATCATCAACGCTAACAATGTTGAGAACAGAGAGGGTAAACAGGATATAATGTATGCTCGTGCAAAGAAGTCTTTTGAAAAGGGAAATGATACAGTTTTTGGTGAAGATATAGGTCAGACGGAGGGAAAAACTTACGCAGTATCTTCAGAAAAGCAGGCTTATATATTAGGTACTAAGCAGGATTTAGAAGGTTTTAAGAAGTTTGTTGAAAGAACTACTACTCCTCAAGTATCAGAGACTACAGAAGTAACAACACAAGAAGTAAAGCCTCTTGTAGTTGAAGAGGGGCCAACAGTAGAAGCTCCAGCAGTGGAAACTCCTGTTGCAGAAGTCCCGACAACTGAAGCTAAACCAGCAGCAGGTGTGCGTGCAGTTAAACCAAAAGTTTTTGACGCCACAAGAAAAAATGCACTGCTAGCTAAATTTAAGGGTGATAGTGGAAAGCGTGCGCTAGTATCCAGCATTGATCGTGCGGCTACCGCAATTCGTAAGGCCTACGGAGACGTACCAATTTATGTACATGAAACGACTTCTGACATGGAGGCGGCTACCGCAATTACAGGTGGTGAATCAATGGCTAGAACAGGTGCAGGAACCTTCCAATATGACGATAAGGGTAATGTTATTGCCGTACACGTTAACATGGAAAAGGCAGGTACTGATACAGCTCCACACGAGTTTACCCACCTAATCCTTATGGATGCATTCGGAGATAATCCGGAGTTGTTTAAGGAGTTTCAGGGTAGAATCTTGAAGGCCCTTTCAGCTAGTCGAGTTGCAGAGCTTGATGCTTTCGTTAATCAGTACACGGATAAAGATGTTAGACCAGAGGAGTTTATGGCTCAGCTAGCAGGTCTTATGACAGCCAACCGTGAAAAGTTGACACCGACAACAGCTCAAAAGATAATGAACCTTATCAATGAGTTTGTTTCTCGTATAACTAAAGGAACACTAATTCCATTTACAGCTAATGCACAAACGAAGTCACTTATGGACTTCTTTAATACCGTTTCATCTGCAATGTCTACAGGACAGGGGGGTGAGAATATTACAGCGGCTGCCGAAAATGTAGGTAAGGCATTTGAAACAGATTATAGATTCCGACCACGTGAATCAGGTGCGAAAGATGGAAGTAAAGAAGCAATCGTAGGTCAAGTAGGTGTTGAAACGGCTGCTGATGATATTGCAATGCAGGACTTAGATGTAGCTAAAAATATGGAAGCCGCCAACAGAGCAGCTCAAGATATTAAGGCAGCAACAGGATGGGAAGTAGGAGCAGATGGACAATGGAGATATGAATATCCGGACGTTGAATTAAACGAGGATATTGAAAGCGACTTTGATATAATGTTCTACCTTCAGGAGAATGCTAAAAAAGAAGGTGTTAGAGTTAGAGCTAATGAAAATTATCCTCCGGCTCCAATAACCGATATTTTAGACTTGGGGAAGCTAGAAGAAGCGTATCCCTATTTATCTGACGTGACATTCTCTGTAAATCCAGACCTTGGAAATGCTGCTGCCGTATTTAGAACTAGCAGAAACTTAATTGAATTTGGTCCAGAAGCAATTGAAAATGAGGGTATAGATGGTTTTAGAAGAACTTTAATACATGAGATTCAACATTATATTCAAGACAGAGAAGGCTTTGAGTATGGTGGAAATGTAGATGATAAGGCTGATGAATTTTCTAAATCTAAAGATGTTTACAAAATACCAGGGTTTTCTCTAGGTAGTTCTAAAACAGTAGGAGCAGCAGTAACTAAAGCTGTTAATGAAGTGCTTGAAATGATGACTTACGGAACATCTCTTGAGGACATTGCTAATTCTAAATACGATAAAGAGTTGTATTCTGGAAATCCCGAAGCGATATTAAAGTATATAGGAAGCGACAACAACATGCTTGAAAGTATAGATGATTTAGCAAAAGAGGACTTAGATAGAGCTAAACTTTTTGTTGAATCTGTTATTGCTAAAAATGTCATCAAGCAGGTAGCATATGATGAATATAGACGCATGGCTGGTGAAGTTGAGGCTAGAAATGCAGAAGATCGTTCAAGAATACCATACGCTGAAAGACTTTACGGACCTACTCTAGAATCTACTGAGGAAGTAGCAAGGAGAGATCAGATTCTTGATAGTGCTAAAAAAGCCGTGTCTGCTATGGATGTAATATCCAAGAAGCGTGGAGTTTCGAAAGCCGCCGAAATAAAAGCACAGCGTGAAATATTAGGTGAAAATTATGACAAAGCAAAGCAAATAAGTGATAACTTTGAGGACATCGCTGAAAAACTAGGAATAACTAAAATCTGCGGATTATAATGAAAACAGAATTAATATCAAAGGAGTGCATCTCAGGATTTGAGGACGCTCTATACCGTGAAATGTATGTTTCACACCTATACCGTCACATCTCTAATCAGATGCAAATGATTGGTTATTTGGGGGCGTTCAAATTCTTCCAGGCGGAGAGTGCTGACGAGCTATCCCACTTCCAAACTATCGTGAACTTTTTGAATGATGTTGGTATCCTAGGCGGAATGCCTGCGATGCCTGCGTGCGAGGATAAGGTTGAATCTATTGGCGATGCTTTGGCTATTGCTCTTGAGAGTGAAATAGACCTATTGAACTTCTATTCAGATTTCTACAAGAAGGCGGATCCTGTTTGTCAGGAGATTCTTCTAGACTTCATCAAGATTCAGCGTAAGGCCGTTGGCGAATACGGTGACTTGATGGCTCGCTATGAAATTTTGAAGGACGATACATGTGGGTTTATTATCTTTGATCAAGAGTTAGCTAATGGCTTGTAAATATTACTATAACGGAAAGGAGTTCACGGAATCGGAGCTAAAGGCAGCTATGCTTGCCGGAGAGTTTGACCGTGATGCTAAGAATATGGGCATTGACATTCCTTCAATGAAAGTGGTGTCAAGTCCTTCTATTAGGTCTAAGGAGCAAATGTTTTCAGCGGCTTCTGGAAATACAGTTGTAGATGAAAATGGTAATCCATTAACTTTATATCACGGAACATTTACACCTAAGGGAGCAACTCCTTTTACGGAATTTAATTTAGCTAATTCCACAAATTATGATGTTGGATATCATTTTGGAACACGTGGTGCTGCTCAAAACAGAATAGACGATTTAGTTAATTTTGAAACAAATCCAGATTTTGAATCTAGAAAAAAATCCATAGATGTTTCAAATCCAAGAACAATTTCAGTTAATATAGATATTAAGAATCCAATTAGACTAGAAGAGTTTGAGAGGATGCCTTCATGGAAGGGATATGAAGTTCTGAAGAAAATATTTGAAGGAGTTGATAAAGGTACTCTTTCTGAAGATGTTTCAGCAGCTTTTGAAACAGACATTGATGATTTTTACGATGACAATTTAAAAACTGTCTATGATGAAAATGGTGATGGAGTATTAAGCGATGAGCCTCAAGAATATCCTTCAGCAGCAAGAGTTGATGTTCAAAACAGATGGATAGAAGCCTATTTAAAAAGCAAGGGTTTTGATGGCATTGTCTATTCAAATACTGTTGAAGATAAGGGGAATGATAGCTATATTGTTTTCAATAACAATCAGATACAAATAACAGACCCATCAGTTCAATCAAAAGAGCAGACAACAGGTGTAGTCACACCTAACTTGTCAAACATTCAAGGTGCTGTAAATGCAACAATATCCTCTCTTCCAAATGTTAATATTCAGATAGACGGAAATAGATTTAATCAGCTCCTTTCGGACCCTGAATCAGTACGTATTACTGACGCGTCAGGTAACGTAGTGGCTATTGTAAATAACGGAGAGGTTGTCGTTGACCCAGTTGCAACAACCAACGATGATGCTTCTATCACAAGTCTAGGTTATGTATGGATGGAGCTTGCAAAGGGCAAGGATTCAGCCGTATATAAGCAGATGATTGAGGCAGTTAAGGGTACGCAATACGAAACAGACGCAAGACAGGCTGATGCAGATATGCAGGCTCAAGGCTTCCCGGCAATGTCGGAGGAGCAGATCCTACAACGTGCAGCCGCAGAGGCAATTAAAGATAGGGCAAACGCCTACAATGATAGAACCTTTGGTCAAAAGATTAGAGATGCTATCAAGAAGTTTGGAGAGTTTCTAAACAAGGTGTTTGGAATGTCTAAGAATTACGACTTCCTTGAGATGACTATTAAAGACTACGCAGATATTGCAGGTAAATCTTTGATGGGTTCGAAGCCTATATCTACCGTGTCTAATTTAGATCTTCAGGATATAATAAATAACGGTCCTTTTATTAGTGTTCCAGGTGGACTACTTGGAGCTAAACAAGGGTGGATGGATAAGGCGGTTTCCAAAATGGGTAAGACTCGCGTGTTTAAGACTATGGTCCCTAGAAACTTTAGCAATGCTAAGTCAATGTTGAAGTTCTGGTTCTCTACCGCCTACCAAAAAAAGATAACCGAAATGAATATCGAACGAGCTAATACTATCGAAAGAGATATGAGGCAGATTCGAGATAACGTATTCAAGTTCAGAAATGACTTCAAGGATTTTACGAAGGACATGACTGATGCTGAGAAGGATGATTTAATAAAAAATATCAGTGATTATTTAGGTGGTAAACAAGTCGCAGGACCAGCGTTATCATCAAGCGGTAAACCAATGCTAGTAGCAATGGATATAGCCGATTTAAAAGCTATGTATCCAACAGCTACGGATCTTATGAATACCGTTGAAAGGATGAGAGCTTCTATTGACGCTCTGTCAAAAGAGATTCAAGCTAGTATTGATCCAACATCTGAACTATATGGTATTATAGATGCAAATATGGGGATCTATTTGAATCGTGGTTACGCCGCATTTAAGGACTCACGTTGGAACGAATCTATGTTTCCTAAAGGAAAGAATACTCCGCTTAATTTTGAAGAGTCGGGAAGAAGCCCAGAGATGAATGCTGTTTATCGTCAGGCTATAGATTATATTACAGGTGAATATAATTTAAGTCCCGAGGAAGCTGACGCTAAACTAAAGGAGTATGCTCGATTAAGCAATGAACAGAAGGACCCTCTACAAGAGATGAAGGGTAAGATGGGGACAGCGGTAGACGATCTTTTGAAACGCCGCCAAGACATGCCACCTGAACTACGTGCCTTCTTCGGAGAGTACAAAGATCCGGTTCAGAAGTTCTACCACACAATGGAGAACATGATTAAGTATGCTGAGAACAAGAAGTTTTTGAATAAGCTCAAGGATATGGGCATGAACAAAATCTTCTTTGACAAGCCTACTGTTGATTTTAATGAGCAGATTGCAGGTACTGATACCTATAGTCCAATGGCTGGTCTTTATACTACGCCTGAGATTGCAGACCTATTAAGAGGCACAGACAACTCTATGAAAGTTGAGTTGCTTAGGAATGTAGCTTCATACTGGAAGGCCTTCAAAACTGTTGGGTCTATCAAGACAACCATACGTAACTTTACGTCTAACTTCTTCTTCCAAACAGCTAATGGCCGCCTTTTAGGTAATATGATTAGCTTTGGTAAGGGGAAAGAGGGTGGAGGTATATCTCTTGCTGTAAAAGAACTATTCAGAAACCCTAGTGAGATGAACAATGAACTTGTTGCATTAGGAGTTATTAATAGTGGTATGTCTAAAGAATTAAAAGATACCGTTACTGGTTTTGTAAGTTCAATATATGACGATGGAATTGAGTCTATTAAAGATACTGATTCTATTGTAGATAAAGCTAAGTTTGCAGTTAAAAAGACGGGAGCTACAGCTTCAAAAGTATATGAGTTTATGGATAATGTATGGCGTGTTACGGCATATATGTCTGAGCTTGACGACTGTAAGAAGATGTTTCCTAATTTGTCTGATGCTGAACTTAAAAAGTTGGCAGCCGAAAGATTCAGAGAAACACACGTTACCTATGATAAGGCTCCTAATATAGTTAAGCGTCTAGCGGCTTCGCCATTTGTAGGTACATTCCCAACCTTTGCTTCTGAATCTATTAGAACAGCTATTACTATCCCTAGAATGGCTATTCGAGATATAACGGAAGGAGCTAAAAACAAGAATGTAGCGCAAACATTAATTGGAGTTAGAAGATTAGTTGGTTTTACATCTACTGGTGTTTTAGCTTCTGGACTAGGGGGATTGGTTGGAGCAGGTCTTATCAAAGCTTTAACTGGAGTTGAACCGCCTGATGAAGATGAGGAAAGAGTATTGTATGAAGGGGCTCCCGATTACGCTAAGAACAATTCAAGATTAATCACAGGAAGTAAGCCGGGTGAAATGACTGCATTTGAGCTTGACTTCTTAAACCCTTGGAACCTATTCTACAAGGCACGTAACGCATATGTTAGAACTGATAAATACGATCCTGAAAAGTACCCTACTATGCAGGGGGCATGGGCTTTATTAGAACCATTCCTAGGTCAAGAGGGTGTTTATACGATAGCTAAACAATGGGATAGTAATGATGATGGTAGAGGTGGAAAGCTATACGATGAAATGGATCCGTGGTATAAGAAGTTCTCTGACGCTACACCGTGGGCTATGAGAAATCTTGTCCCTGGTATTGCTACATTTGGATATGATTTATATAATTCTGTTGGTGTTGATCCTGAATATGATAAAGGTAAAAAGACAACAGGAGAGCTTTTAAGAAGTGAGTTTCTAGGATTTAAAGAGCAGAAGATAAATACGTTAAATTCATTCTCAAGTAAATTACAAGGTAATTACACTCCTAAAATTACTGAACAACTTAATGAGATAAACAACATTGAGTATAAGTATGAGCAGGCTATGATTAAAGCTAAGGGAAAGGGTGACGATAATATTAGAAAGGATTTCCTAAAAGAGAATATAGAAAATATCAATCAGGCAAATGTTCACCTATGGAGAATGCAGGATGATATTAGAAAGTATGCTACATCTCTTTACGCGACAGGTGTACCTGGATCTGAAATTTCCAAGAAGATTGACAATTCATTGAAGTATAAATCATTAGGAGGAATTGCAGCATTTGATGTTTCATCTGAAAATCTAATAAAAGGTAAGTATCACATTAGAACATTAACTCCTGAGATGCTAGAGATGCTTGGATATAAGAACCAACAGGAATATCAAGACTTTTTGAACTCAACATTAAAGTAGGCAATATGTTAAATTTACAGGTAGGTAATCCATTCACGCCAGAACAGGAGGCAGTGAATCGTGTTAAACAATTTATTTATCAGGAGGCGGCTTCCGAAACTGTCAGCTACGTAATTGAGCAGACCTCACGCAAGATGGCTTCCGACCATTGTGCCGTGTCCATTAGAATCATGCAGCTTGACCTAGTTAATGGCGAATGGATTGATGGTCAGGAGTGGATTGAAACGGGCTATGCTGCACGTGTAGGTCGGGACATGGATGCCTACATTAAAGCTGAGCTTTGCGCCTTGACGCAATGTTTACATTTGATGGGATTTAACCCTACATTTAATGATAGTGGAAAAGCCGACTACACCTACGCTGAATCATCGTGGTCTAAGAGGGACGTTCTTGCGGCTCCGAATGTCGAGTTTGCAATCCGTGAGATGGAGAGAAGAGGCATAGAAACGGATGATGTTAAGTCGTATCGTGACTTGCTTATCAATAGCGGAGAGCGTTTGACTAAGAATAAGTTGGCCGACTTTCTATTCCCTAATGACGTAGCACTTGTTAAGCAGTCGGAAAAAAGACCAGCCAAAAGGATAGAGTATAAGAGTGTAAAACAACCGGTAGCTGTCCGATCAAACTCGGAGGCGCAGGAACTATTTACCCTCCTAACTATCAATGGCATAGGTGAAAAAGAATTTGAAAGTAGCCTATATAAGGAGGTCTATTCATCACTACTTTTGTTTTGCTTCGCGGCTTCCGATGAAGAAATACAAACTTTGACAGATGAATATAACTCCCGTTAGGATATATATAAATGGTAATGGTTCAATCTCATTTTATGGGACTAACAACACCTTAATTACCAATCTTCAGAACTTAAACGGAGCTAAGGTTAACGATGGTCAAATCATCTTTGACGGTGATGACAAGACAATTTCATTCTATGTATATCAGCTGACTGCTATTGAGTCGGCTACCTTTAGTCTACCATATTCAATATTAGACTCACGCTTCTTTAATCCATCTACCTATTCAGCTAAGTTGAATGAGGTATATAGAGATGTTTGTGAGTATGTACTTGTTAATAAGAACGGCGGCGCCAGCTTTGTTGGTGGCGTTGTAGCTGTATATCCTAACTTCGCATCCTTCCCGGCAACAGGACAGGAGGCGGTAATATACATTGACGAGAGTTTAAATCACGCCTATTTTTGGGATGGAACTAGCTATCAGCTACTTGTATCAACAGGTGTCGAGCAATATGCAAGTTTTGCATTATTCCCGGTAACAGGTTCAGCCAATGTCATTTATATTGACATGAGCGTTCCCGAGCCATATGTTTGGGACGGAGCAGCTTACGTCTCTATGGGTGGGGGATCTGCCGTATGGGGAGGAATTACCGGAACTCTTGCAGCACAGACGGATTTGCAAGCCGCCCTAGACGCTAAATTTGATGATCCAACAGGGACAACTGCTGAATACATTAGAGGTGATGGTACTTTAGCTACCTTCCCTACTCTACCTACAGGAACGGTTACAAGCGTCGCGTTAACAATGCCATCAGCATTTAGCGTAGCAAATAGTCCTATTACATCGTCTGGAAGTTTAGATGTAACAGGAGCAGGAACAGTATCTCAATATGTGAGAGGAGATGGTAGCTTAGCTAACTTTCCATCTTCTACAGGTGGTGGTGCTTCATTGTCATTCTATTTGAACGGTTCGGTATCGCAAGGAACATTTGGTGGTGTGGCTTTTAGAGAAATGGACAGGACACCTATCTTGGGTGCAGGAACAGATTTCACGATTGCAACGAATGGCTACATTCAAAGTTTTATCACAGATGCTAACGTTCCGAATCAGTTAGAAATACCAGCAGGCAATTGGAACTTCGAAACATATTTCAGTTCTTCAAGTAGCGGTGGTACACCTTCATTTTACATTGAGTTATACAAATGGGATGGAGCTACATTATCTTTGATAGCTTCTAACTCAGCTACTCCCGAAGGCATAACCAATGGAACAGTAACTGACCTTTATGTTAGCGCATTAGCTATTCCACGAACTACCTTATCATTAACGGATAGGTTAGCGGTAAGAATCTACGTTAACAATTCGGGAAAAACAATTAAACTTCACACCGAAAACAGTCACCTTTGTCAAGTTATAACTACATTCTCAACGGGATTGACTGCGTTGAATGGCTTAACGGCACAGGTGCAGAACTTCGCAACGGGAACTACAGGAACAGACTTCGATATTTCGTCTGCGACAAGTACACACACCTTCAATTTACCAACGGCAAGCGCAGCTAATAGAGGTGCTTTGAGTTCTGCTGATTGGACAACCTTCAATTCAAAACAAGACGCGTTAGGATTCACAGCCGAGAACACAGCGAACAAACAGAACTCACTTGCAGTAGACGGAACAGGAGTAAAATTCCCAACTGTAGATGCTGTGAATAGTCTTTCGTTTATTGACAAGGGCAAAAGAATGGTATCTTTCTTTACCGACTTTTTAACCAACGCAACGTTAGACGGGGCTCAATCGTTTGCATCGGGTGGTTCATTGGGTTTAGTTGTAGGAGCACAGATTCCTAACAGAACAAATCAACAAGGGGTTGCATTTTTTCAAACGAATACCGTAGCTACCAATTACATCAATTATTGCAGCAGCTCAGGAGCGGCACAATTTTGGTTTGGTGGCGGTGCATGGAACTACGAAGCGTTAATTAACATCAACACTTTAAGCACTGCGCTGGAAAGATATAGAATGATTTTTGGCTTTGGCTCAGTCATTTCAAATAGCTCAGAAGCAGATGGTGTATTTATTACATACGATGAGGGCGGTACTGCAAATGGAACGGTAGCAAGTGCTAATTGGCAATGTGTAACGGTTGCTAACTCAGTGCGTACACTTACCACATCAACTACGGCAGTAACGGCATCGGCTTGGAATAAGTTAAGAATAGAGATTAACGCAGCAGGGACATCAGTTACATTTTACGTTAATGGTACAGCTATCGCAACGCATACAACCAACATTCCGCTTGCATCAAATAGCAGATATGTTCTTATGAAAACAGGTTTAGCCAAAACAATAGGCATCACAACGAGAGGTTTTTATTGCGACTATATTGGGTACGAAAACATCTTAACAACTGCACGATGATAATAACAAAGTACAGAATGATAACCGAGAACGGTTACATAGAAACACTTAATGAGCAGGAAGCTATTGAGTGGGGAAACTACGAAACAGTAACAGAAGAAGTTTCTGACGAAAATACACAAACGCAAATATCATGATTACACTTAACGAAACACAAGTAAAAGAGCTTGAAGCTTTTATCCAGGAGATGCCGACCAAATTTGGACTGCCGCTACTGAACTTTCTAAACAAGATTGCACAGGATCAGAATAGTGCAAAAGAAGAGGTAGTTGTTGAATAAACAGATGCCTTTTATCACTATTTTTACCTAGTTGATTTAATCAAGATGAAAACACCAACAATAGAGGAATTAAAAGCGATTGCTACTAAGAAGGGATACAAATGGCTACCATTTCAATTGGTAAACATTCGTTCGGCTTCTGATGCTCCTGATCAATTTGATGATCTGATGGGTGTAGTTCATAATGAACAGGTTACATGGCATACAGGAACTACTAACCCTGGAGTTCATTGGTTGAAGAACTTTATGAATCCTAAAGGAACGGCTGTACTTGCAGAAGGTCAACATCTAAACTCTTGGGTGATTGGAAAGCATAAGGGGCAATACAAGGCCCTAGTTCAATATGCTCCTGTCCCTGTATTCAGAGATACAAATAAGAACAGTAAAAGCGAGCAGATAGGTAAAGCTGTCTACGGTAACTATGGCATTAACCATCACCGTGCAAATGCCAATGCAATTAGCAGGATAATTGACAAGTGGAGTGCCGGATGTCTAGTGAGAAATAACCCTAAAGAGTACGATGAGTTCATAGGGCTATGCGAAAAGAGTGGGGTAAAATATTTCTCGTGCATATTGTTTAACGAAAAAGACTTCTCATAATGAGCAATCACCAACAGCAAATAACGGAAGGGATAACAGGCACAATAAGCAGCATCCTATTATCAGTTCCAGCTTGGTTGTTAGATGTTGAGTTTGCTCTCAAAATGTTTTGCCTTGTACTTTCGGGTATAGCTTCTATCTATACCATTATAAAAATGTCTAGGAAAAAGTGAAATGGTTAAAGTCGCTGTTAAGCGCAGAGGGGGATGCAAGTAGTAAGAGGGTTAGTGCAATACTAGCCCTAATTGTTTGTATCAACTTGTCCTATATAGGCACATTCACAGAATATAAATGTCCTGAATATATGTTTGACGGACTTCTACTTTTAGCAGGTGGAGGTCTTGGATTAACCGTAATTGAGTCTATCTTTACAAAAAATAAACAGAATGACACAACAGACGAAGGAACAAATTAAATTAGCTATTGGAGTAGCAGCTGCATTATTTCTATGCATCTTAATTCAAACTATGTACATTAGAATTAAGACGGACGAGAAGGTAATACAGGGGTATGAACGTAGATCTGACAGGGCTAACCATGTTATAGACAGCCTAGAAGCTACCAACACTCAACGTATGATTGAGATAGATCTATTAAATCAACAGTTAGAACGCAATACAGCAATTTATGAAGCAAATATTAGTGCTATTGACTCTCTTGATCGTAATGGCCTTCGTAGAGCCATGCACAGCCTTCTCGCAGAGCTTGCAGGTGAGCGATACCCTGGTCAGTCTAACGACTAGTGAGGTTCGCGCCCTGCTAAAATTGAAAGCCGAAAGAGATTACCTACTTAAACAGGTGACACTACTTACGCGTGGCGATAGTATTAGTCAGATGGTAATAGTTGACCAAATCAAAACCATTGATGAATGGAAGATGATAGTGGCTGAACGCGATAGAACAATTCAGAAGCTTAATGGTGATGTGGAAAAGCAGACTAACCGAAAGAAATTTTGGCGTACTACTACTCTTGTTGGGATTCCTTCTGCATTAATTGGAGGTATACTGATAGTTCTGCTTTAGCCTCTTTGATATAACGTTCCTTTAGGTTATCGTATATATCGAATACCTTTTGCCAGTCACAATCCTTTTTAAGAAGCTCCGGCTTAGTCATGCTATGCCAGTCATCGTGATACTCCCTTGAAACAAAGATGATGTTGTCGGGGTTTAACCGGTACTTGGGGTATGCCCCTTTACCAAGAATATGAAAACAAATGTAGTGGGAGAACTCTAGCTGATCACCTGAAACAAAGCAGGTGTGTGGTCGCTCGTCCCATAGCTTTTGGAATACCTCCATTTCTCCTGTCGGCTTCCGAACTTTTGAGATGCCGCTAGACTTCTTCTTTTTATCCGGACGATAGAACTTACAGAACTTTTGATTGAATGTAGTGCAGTGGCACTCAGTATTTTGACATTTCATGTTGAATGTAAAAAAGAAGAGGGGTGCTTACAACACCCCCCGTCTTAACCAATAAACTAAATAAACTTATGAAAAGCATAGCTAATATATAACAAACTACTTGTGTGAACAAGCGTATTGCATATTCTTTACAAATTCTTTTAAACGCGCGGCGTCTACCCATGAAATACTCACATCATCACATAGAAGTATGGTCCAGAATCCGTCTATCTCATCGCTTAACTCTTTAGTTATTAGATAGATTGGAGCGAACTCTTCCGTATCGCTAATCATTAGCTCATAAAAGTAGGATAGTCCTACGGTCTCCTTCTTCTCGAAGCCTAGTTCATCTAGGATTTCATCTGTGATTCTCATGGTGTTTTATTTCCAAAAGTATAATTTGGAACGCCGCTTAAATTCATTCTTTAGCTAACTTTTCCTCAACCTCCTTAAAGATATCTATACCTTCTGTAATGTCTTTTAATGCCTTGGTGTATCCTCCTGCGAATAGAGCTACAAATAGTTCTCTATCCTCTTCAGGTACGTTTAACTTGGTTAACTCCGCGTTAGCAGTTCTAACAATGATTTCGTTGAGGAGCGTCGCCTCTTTTTCAGTGATTTCCATATATGATATTTTCTAAATTAGGTTTCTTATAACTGTTTGACTTCATTACCTTACCAGCCTCATTATATATCGGCATGCCATTATCAAGCTTCGACATATTAGATTCATGTATCTCATTAAATATCTTCTCCAGATTATCTTGTATGCCATGACGAATAGCCATTCCAAGAAGTACATATAGCATATCACCGATAGCGTCAGCAATACCAGTAAGATCATTTGCAACACAAGCATCGCCATACTCGCTAAGTTCTTCACGTAGTAGGTTATATTGAAGTTCATACTCCTGTTGTTTAATTAGTTGTGGCTTAATGCGAATTGGTAGGTTGAACGCACGATTGAAACTCTCAACCTTATGTGAAAGGTTTTGAAGGTTGTCCATTGTGCTTCTACGCTTGAGATAGAGTGCTGAATCTAGCAGCTCCTCATAGAGATGTTGTTCCCAATCCATAGGTGATAGATCTGTCCTGTCTACGGTAGTTCCGTACTCAGCCCTTCCCTTTTCCTCTCGGTTTTCTAGGTCGGCTATTACTGCTTTCAGTGTTTTGCTGTTCATATTGTATGGTGTAAAATTTAAAACTCCAGAACTCTTCCCCCTTAGGGACAAGAATCTTCTTAACGTAAAGTTCCATGATAATCTTATCATTGAATCCTAGACGCTTTTGTAGGACATCTATTGACATCTTGATACAAGAGTCGACGTCCTGAGCTCTATTGCTAAATCCATATTCTAAAAGAAGTCCGATAGGTCCTTCAGGTAGCTTCTCCTTTTTGATGATGGCCATAGAGTGGGCCTCAAAGTCTATATACTTCTTTGTCTTAAACCGCCTACCACCGCGATAGGCAGTGTTAATTGATATTGGCTTGACATCTACTCTGTTCATAGGTGGCGTTTAAGTATGGCCTTTATTTGGGCTCTAGCATCAATCTGTAGCGCGTTAGGTATGTACTCATCTACTATCTCTTCGAGGAGGCTTTCAATCAGATCATTTTGGGAGCCGACAAAAGATAACCACTCGGGATGAATGAGATGTACATGACCTAGAGAATCCTTAACTACCGCCACGGTATCCTCTCCAACACCATTGGTTTGTGTTCCCCATTGCAAGAAGGTTCCGTCCTGACCTCTAGTGAAATCAATAACGCCTTCACTGTTGTGATAATCTTCCTGTGTATAGAACCGTACCTTCATGTAATAAAAAACCCGATGCAATATACACCGGGTTTAAGTATTAAGCAAATATATTTTTATACGTTAGATGGAGATACAGCAGGGATGTTGTTATCCTCAACTGCAATAACCGTAGCAGAAAGAACCATAAAGTATCCAGTAACACCTATCTTGTTAATGTATTCAGATTTAATATCTGTGATATACCACCAGAATCCGCAACCATCACCATTCTGATCCAACGCTATAGACGCATCTTCTAGAAGGGTAAGTAAATTATCCTTCATTTCTACTTGAGTAGCCGCATTAAACATAGGTCTAGTAGATGTTGGATCAACAGCTGTCTTTGTTTGTATAGAAAAGTTGTAAAATGTAGGTGTGCCTATAAGGATAGGGCTATCGGTATTACCGTTTACAAGTTCGTAGTTGCCGAGGTCTTTAATGTTCATTGTCTTTTATTTTAACAGTTCCAAGCACGTAGGCTCTTATTAATTCTTGAGTTAGGATCGTTAGCTGTCTTAGCTGACGTGTTCTTCTTCTTCATACCTTTCATTCTCGAACAGAATGATTTACGGCGGCTTGCATCCTTCTCTGTCTTAGGGTTAGGTGCAGGAGCCTTTAGGTTTCTACCTTCAACAGCGTTAATTTTCTTACGACCAGCCGCACTTAAACCACCTTTAGGATTTCTATCCTTAGAAGTTAGTTTAGCAGTTCTGCCTGTAGGAGTTTTCTTAGCCGCCATTTATTAATACATTCCAGGATTACCCATTCCTCTTGTCATTCCAGGTTGCATTCCCATTCCACCCATTGGAGGTTGCATTGGAGTCTGTTGTACCGGAGGACGCATAATCTTCTTAGCAGTAGTAGCGACATCCTTCTTAACCGCCTTCTTAGCAGCTCTCTTAGCAACTACCTTCTTAACTACTTTCTTGACAGCTTTTTTAACAGCTCCCTTCTTCTTTGGTGCTTTCATATTATTTACAACCGCAGTTGCCTTTTTTAGATTTGTTACTTCCTGTTGCTGATGGCTTGCTGCCTGGCTTGATACTCTTAATCAAGGTATTAGGGTTTGGACGTCCTTTCATTGTGGTAAATTTTAAGCTAATGTACGCAACAATATCAGACGAGCATTTAACAAATCAGATATTTTTACACCACACTGTTGACATTGTAAGTATTGTATGTATATTTGTCCCGATCACATACCGGAATAATACAAATCCCTGCATCAGTATGTTATGTGATCTGGTGTATGGGATTTTCTTTTTTTCTAAGTCTTGGTTTGCTACACCTTCGTGCCGAATGAAAAAGTAGCCTCGCCGGTTGGAATAGTCAGGCAGACGTGTAGGGTAACGGAAGTAATACAGCCGTACTGGTAACAGAGCCACTCATATCTCTATGCGTCGAGAAATAATAACAAGTTTAAATGACAAGTCAGGACCAAGCACTTTCCGTTGTCAGCCAAAGCGAAAGGCGAAAAACTCACCGATAGCATGTAATGGTATGAAAAGTATGCGTAATACATAGCACTTTTTGTACCTGCTCGTGACTCAAATCTACCTCTAGCATGTTATATTTGTTGAAACAATACAACAATGGCAAAAGTATCTAATGTAACTACATTCAAAAAGAAACCTAAGGTTAAGAGACCAGGTGTACATTCAAAGAACAATTCATCTAAGATTAAAGGTTCAAAGAACTATATTAAACTTAATGTTGGTCAAGGTAAATGAAAAAGGAAATGATTAAAAGAAAGGATGGCAGCACATCTCAAAGAGGACTTTGGGATAACATCCGAGCTAAGAAGGGTTCAGGTAAGAAGCCTACAGAAGCTATGTTAAAGCAGGAGAAGGCTATCAAAGCTAAAAAAAAGAAATGATATGAGAAATAAATTGGCTGGAAAGTCTACAGGAACTAGTAAATCTGCTAAAGGTTATGCAGAAAATCCTGAAAGCCGCAAGAAGAAACTTGCGTATGATACTAAGTATCAATCTACACCTGAGCGTGTAGCATATAGAAGTGGTTTAAATAAAGCCAATAGAAGAGCAGGTACTGAAGGTAATGGAGACGGTAAGGACATGAGCCATACCAAGTCGGGCCGTACAGTAAAGGAAGCCGCTTCAAAGAATCGTGCTCGCAATGGATCTAATGGTAAAAGTACCAAGAAGGGATAAAAAAATGGGGCATCCACGTTTGGACCGCCCCACTTTAACGATGAGAAACTATGCTATTCGTAGATAGCGTCTATTAGATCAGAGTGGATGTAACCTACGTTAACGCCGTTCTCTGATGCTATTGTCAACTTTTTAGGGTTGAACACAATAACTTGTCCTTCTGTAAATCCTGTTACATCAGGTCCTAGTTCTATAATCTTACCCATTGAAGATAGTTCCGGCTTCTCGTTTGTGTGGATAGCCGAACTTTTCTTGTCGATGTAGATGGGTGCTAGCTTAATCATTCCTCCTGCTGGTTTCATACGTCTTGATTTATTGGGCGGATGAAATACTTTTCCATCTCACCGTTGTTATACATTTCTATTAATCTTGTTATGTCGGGTAGTTTGTAGTAGTCGGCTTTCGCAAGTTGATTGGCGAACTCATCTATAGCTCTCGTAACATCCGGCATCTTCACTCCGTCTACCTCCCACAGGGCCTTGATAACAATTCCGTGTTCCTTTTGAATGGTGTCTACCAGTCGCTTGAGTAGTTGTTTTGTCTGCTTGGTGTAGAACCATTTGATTGGCTCGCACTCATCAGCCGCATAGATACCTACCTGTAGCCACATGATAAGGTTTAATACCTTCATTTTCTCATCGTCCGTCATACTATTTCTTGTTTTTAGATCCTATTGGACGTCCTGGTCCTACCTTCTTTTGTGGAGGTGTACGCTTGATAGGCTTCTTCACCTCCTTATTTTTAAGGTCAAAGAACTTACCGCGTATTTCGATATAGGTATCTATAAGACCGCTATGTCTATACTCTAACTCTTCAAGCATTTGGCTTGTCTGTCTGCCCCAAAAGTATTGGAATACGTTTGTGATGATTGATAATACTGCTATTACTATTGCTGTTGTCTGTATCATTTTGCTAAGTTTTTAAGTTTTCTAATTGCGTTTCTTTCGTTGAGTGCCAGTATATACAGGCAGTCGTTTTCCATTGTTACCTTGCGGCGTCCGTATTCATCGGTATCATAATCCGTGCATACGGCTAGCTCAGTAGTACTGGTGTTGTACCGGAACAGCTTGTGTCCCTTGTGGACCGTCATTGATCCCATTAGTTTCTCATGTTCATCCGACATCTTCTTTAAATTTAATTAGTTTATCTTCTGTTATCTTGACTACCTTCTTGTCACCGTCTATACTAACGTTGTCCATCATGTATATGTCAGTGACTTTTGCATAGCCGACAAAATCAACCTCGCCCTTATTAATGTGTGTTAGCACTACAAGGTCGGCATCAATCTTCTTTGCCTTGGATATATCCAGTTCAATAAAGTCATCACCAGTAATGTGAAGGCGGATGCGCTTGTCATTAAAGAGAAGGTGATAGTGGAACTTCTCCTGTAGCGAGTCAAAGAAGATGTTCTTCCATTTAGCGAAGGCATAGCCAGCTATAAGATCATAGACATCCTCCTCTAGATTGAGATACAACCTGTTGGACATCATTAGGTAGCACGTCCCATGCTCTTGTGAATTAAGTGTTACTTTCATCGTTATTTAGTTGTTTGTATTTACGGAATATGGCGCGTATGTGATGTACGTTCAGACGTACACCACTATACACTAGGCCTTCAATTTCTGTTAGGATTTCGTCTATCATAGGTCATTAAAGATTTCGTCCTTAGCTTCATGCTTTTCAACGAAGTCCACGTCCTGTATCTCTACACCGCCATCCTCGTTGATGATTGCTCTACTGCCTGAAGATAGTTTGTCATCCACCTCAACAGCCATAGCTATCTCAGGTACACCCTGCTTAGGTACTGTCTTGAGGCATTGTTTGATAGCCGCCTTCTTATACATCCAATCGGCTATGTCTGTACCATTATTGTAGGGACTTGATTGTGAACCTGCACCCTTGCTGATCTTCTTGATAGCATTAAGTTGATTGGCGTCAAGCACCTCAATGATTGGGTCAGCACCCTCAAGCTTAACAATACCGTATGTACAGTACACCTCCTTCTCACGTTCCTGCTCTGGTGTTCTGTTCATAATCGGTGTGTGTTCGAGGATGACATCCATACCTCGTGAGTATCTGAATAGCCCTGCCGCAACCTCATCTTGATATACAACACCGGCATATACCGACTTAACTCGTGGGTTACGGTAGGCAATTTCTACTAGCCCCTTGTAACCTACCTGGAACTGCGCCTCATTACCGTATGGAATGATGTAGGAGAATCCTGATGGTGTGTTGAAGGGAAGCTTTAGCTCCGCTGATAAAAGGACAGCCGCAAAGAGAGAACCTCGGTCACAATTAAGTAGCTTAGGTGTCTTTTTTACTGCTGTCATAACAGACATAGCGAACTCGTCTGCTGTGATACCATACTTGTTACCAACTAGCTTGGTGATGGTTTCTTCGTAGGCCTTTACTTGGCTTTCGAACTTTTTGATTTCTACTGCTTTGTTCATATTTAGAATTGATTAGTTAACTCATCATTCTCTGCCTTCATGTAGGCAAAGTCGGGTAGATCCATATCCATAACACCTGAGCTATGGCTAGATAGAATGTCGTATTGTGCTGACCAGTCATCATTGTCTACGCACTGCTTATGCAGGTTGAGTAGTGATTGACAGGTAATCCAACCAACATTGATAGCTGATTCCGCTAGCATAAATACTGACGCAGCGTATGGTGGCTCCTTCTCAACAACAATGAATAGGAAGCGTTTGAATGTATCCTCGCCATGAACAGCGTTCAACCCATTAATATAGAACGCCGCCTGCTCATGATAACGATAGTTCCATATAGCACGTTGAAAGTCGGTAGGGTGTGCAGAGATAGTTGTCTTAAGGTCAAACACAAGCTTAGATGCTGTATTGTATCCGTCAGGCTTACCCTTACACAATAGACCAGTCATAGGATCTGTCCATGAAATACCGTGTTCAATCGTTGCTGATGCAAGAAGCTTCTGCACGGCAGGGATGCGTAGTACATTGTCCGCCATACCCTTAGCCTGATTGTAGGTGTCGATGTCGATTACCATGCGTCCGTGTCTAGCCGCCTCCTCAATGATAACCTGCTTCCATAGCTTGTTCTCTGAGTTACGGAAGTCGGCATCACGATTAGGACGCTTGTCAACATCAAGGATAGTATATTCATTATCCATATGGTGTGGCTCAAGAACGAGCGTATGGACAAGAGTACCTAGCTTTTGTGCTTCGGTTGAATCCTTTCTGTTGTCCTGGTTCCATTTGAAATGGAGTGGGCTTTTGTGGTAAAGCTTTAATGAGGAATAGTTTATTCCGTCTAGTTCAAAATAGTTCATGGTTTATTTATTTATTAGTACTTCTCTTTTATGTTGTCTATGCGCTCTCATGTGCTCCGTATGTCTTTCCTTGTTGTAGTATCTACCGTCTGCTTGACGTTTAAGGAAGTCGGCCCTAGCCTGTTCAGCCTTATCGGGGTGTATACAAAATTGTATAAGCCGTTTGCTTACGTTATACTTCTTGGCTAACTGATTTTGACTCATCCCATTCTCCCACATCCATCTCATTCTTTCACGTTGGCATGGAAGAAGCTTAACACGTTTGTCAAGAAAATCACATTTGATTGTAAGTTTATCTACAATTGCAGGCATAACTATTTATTTTTGATTGGTTGATGGTAGATCTAGCATACCAGGGTGGTAGGTAAATGCGCAGAAGAATCTTGATACCTGATATATCTCTGAGCAGTAGCGGTGTAGTACTTCAATCCAAAATGCGTCATCTACTTTTGGAACGCCGCTAATAATCCTACGTAGTCTAATGCGACGCTCGTTAGCATCGGGTTCAAGAGCTACAAATAGTAGGTCAAAGTTCTTTGCATAGGGTAGATACTTTAGTGTAGTGTCAAGTCCTGCCATGTTTAACGCTTGATATACACGAGCCTTTAGTTCATAGGCACGTCTAATCTTATCGGCTCTCGTTATGCGCTTAGCAGCCGGAGCCTTTATCCTTTTTGCTGGTCGTGTCATTTTTGTTTTCTTGTTGCCCTTTCCTGAGCTGTTAGTATTCTTATTAATTCCTCCCATCTAGTTACGTCATCATCGGTGAAGGTGAAGCACGCCTGTCGAAACACACGCATCATACCCCTGTAGTATTCAGGGAAGTATACCCGTGCTGTTCTTTTTGGGTCCCTGTCCTTAACACCGAACCATCTGACTACCTTCTGGGCTCTATTGAGTAGATCAGCCTTCAAGCGATTCTATATCAACAAATAGTTGACGAAGCACCTCTCGTATTGACTCGGCTTCATCGTCTGTTATAGCACCCTTATGTACGATACGGTGCATCTTGGAACGCTCTATATCACACACGCGAGATATCTCGGATAGCGATAGGAGGTCTATATTCTTTTGTAGGAACTCTATTAGTGTCATAGTGTAAAGATAATGTAAGTAAATTTAATCACCAATTTTTATGTAAATAGTTTATTAACAATTGGTGCAGTCACGTTCTTAACTACTACAGGCCCGTGTTTCAGTTGTTTCCACTGATCTATGTTAAGTAGTTTGAAATACTTGTTCCTGTCTATGTAATCCTGGCACGCCGATAGATTTGAATTTCTAAATAGAGTTTCTTTTACTCCGTCTGCACGAGTTTCATATACCTCGTACCATTCTTGTGGTTGTCTATTAAACATCTTAAATTGGGTTTAGTTAGAATTATGTTCTTTAGTTAGTTTGTTTTACCTATTAGACCTAACAAAAGGTAAGTGCCTGACAATCAATGTCAAGCACTATACTCTTATGCTAGTAACCAATAAACAAAAACAAAACTTAATACGTTGATTTATAGTCTTTTGCGATACCGTATAGCATATCGTTTTCTTTACGTACCATGATAGCCCACTCATTGTAGTCTACCTGTGGTCTATTAATTCCCTGCTCAGTACTACTAAGTACGCAGATAAAGTTACTCTTTGGTCTTTCCATTGCTTGTTTTATTAGATTTTTTAACCTTCCAATGTGCCGGGGCGACATCCATTTGATAGGATAGACTGTAGTCCATAAACTTCTCACTAGCCTTCTGCCAGTTAAGGTTATGACACATACAATCACCTATGCCTCGTATCTCAGAGTCACACTCTCGTGCGCACTTATGTATGGCGCACATCTCAATTTGTTTAATCTTCACCATAAATAATATCGTATATAGTATTTGTTACGATTGCAACTGCACCGCAGGATAAAGAAATCAGCAGTATGTATACTGATAACTCCCTGTGCAGGCCTAGGTCATAGGCGAATATCCACAGGATAATGCTTGTCGGTGTGCAAATTGCACCGAGCACAGCTAGCATGTCAATTAATCTTCTCATGTTATTAGTATTTGGTCTTTACTAATGGGTGATAGTGGAGTGGTGTCAATGACACCGTCCAGGAAGTCATACTTAGATTCATACTCCTCACCGTTATAGATGTATTTATCCTTCTCTTCGTCATATCGGAAGTTAGTACCTGAAGCATCAGCCATCATTACGACATCAGGCATATCAGGGTTGAACATCATCTTGCCGTATAGTCCCATGCCGCATTCATCCCATTCCATTTCGAAGGCAACTTTGAAACGCCGCCCTATAAGAAAGATAGTATTGATAGCAGGAGCCCACTTAGTTTCAAACCTATAGGAACCTGAATCGTGTTTATCTATGTAGAACATATACATGGCGTCATTCTTCTTGCATGCCTCCCAATCGGGGCGTATACCAAGATTGTCAATGTCCTGTTGTTTCATAAGCTTAGTGAATAGTTCATCCACCTTGTCTACATTCTCTCCTGAGAATATAACATTATTGCCGCACCAATTAGCCATTACTTTATTTGTTTTGTTATACCGTTAGTTATCTTGTATATAGTCTCCATACTCTTATGGCCGTTGAACTCTCCTGCATTTACAGCTCGTGTCAATTCGGAAAGCTCTGCACCGGTAACGATTGCATTAAGTTCATACCATGTGGTATACACTTCGTTCATGTAGTCATCAAGAGTGTTAAACATTCTGATACCCTCCTCCTCATTGGAGGTGTAGTACTCGATGAAGTTTCTGATTTGGTCCTCTACTTCTTGTTTGCTCATCTTTCTAATTGGTATTTGGTTGAACTTATTTCTTGATACACAGGTAGCTTGGCGCTGAAGAAGCGTTGAATACTATGGACATTCATCCATTGTACTGATTCCCACCTACCTTGATTAGTTTTTACGTGTAGGCGCCATTGATTTGGACCACCGAAATCTCCTGTATCCTTCTCGGCTTTTAGATTGCCTTCGATAACTTCTTGATATGGAATGTTGCTCATATTACCATTGGTTTTGATTAGTTACACAAAAGTTACTGCCTACATAGGCTGACATCCACACACTCTGATCGAAGCAGAATGTTTTCTTATTGCCAGAGCAATCGTTCTCAATCTCTAGCCAATAGCAGCTACCATTGATACCATCGTTAGTAATTGTACCGCAGTTGCACGGCTTACTTGTTTCCTTTTCGCAGCTAGTCAATCCAATTGCTAGCGCCATAATCATTAATACTTTTTTCATGTTGTTTGTTTTATTTATTTATTTGAGTTAATATAATTTGCTTCCAATAGTCAGGCAGGTCAGTGCAGCTTACAACTCGATTGCCCGATGCAATACCACGGGAATCTTCTTCAGCTTCGTTCTTTGTTCCAAATAGTACAATATCCCCATTTGAAAATTGAATAACGTGGTCATATTCCTCGTCATAAATAACGTAGTCTGTTTCAAAAAGTTCTTTCATGTTGTTTATTTTATGTTAGTTGATCTTGTAAATACGTTGAAGGGTGTTGCCACGATACATTCTGGTATACATTCACTACCCAATTGCTAATAAAATCTTCGTCAATTACAGGCATAACACCGTCATATGATTCTAAAAGATACTCCTTTGTATCCTCTCTATCTAACCACTCACGAACCTGCATATCTATATCATTTCGACTGTATATATCATACACATCTTCAGTATTTAGTGGTACATAGCAAGGAAGTTTATGATTGTTAAGAAAGTTTTCATCATGGAAGTAGGCTTCTCCCTTATAGTCCATGCCGAACTTCTCAGCAATCCTTCCGATGTCTAAAGTAAATCTATCTGTACTCATGTTGTTTGTTTTAGTTTATCGCAGTTAATACCTATGTAAATTAGATGGTCGACTAGGCTAGGAGGCAAAAATGGAACGCCGTCAAAATCTAACAGCGTCCCATCTTTTGTGTATAGCCCTATGTCTTTAACCTCACCATTATGTATGTTCATCTCAACATACATATGTCCACTTAATGGAGTGCCAGAGAGCAGGTATATATCACATATACATGTCTGCTCAATGGCTAATTGTTTACCCCACGACGTTGTCGCAAGGACGGTTTGATTGAAACCTAATTGTTGTATCTTCATCGTATTGGTCCTGTTCTGCTGTTTAATCGATTCCAATGTGAATGACCTTGAGGTGTACTACTCCATAGCATGTACATATTAGTCATGGTGTCGAAATCATTTGTTGCGGCTGCATCATTCGGGAAGTTTACTTCCTGCATTAGATATTCGCGTCTTTTCACCCTGGCTTGCCTTGTGTTAAGGGTGTGTATCTGTCTAAATCTAGATACACATAACTGTTTCCATGTACGCCACTCATCGGTGGTCATCCACTTTTCAAAGTATTCGTATCGTGTCATATCATTAGAATGGTTGGTGAATACTATCTGCACACTCCTTGCACACACTACAATCGTAGCCGTAGTCATACCGGCATTCCTTATCTTCCATACATGACTCACATCGGTCATCGTAGGTAGGCTCGTCTTTAGTGTCCCACGGATTAGATGTGTACTCCTCCTCCTTTTCTACAGTTACACGGTCATACTTTCCTGTGGTTGCGTTCCACTTGTAGTCGAAGCTATCGTTCCACGTGTCTACATCATCATCGTCCCACGAATCCCACTTGCCTGTGGGGAGGGAAGGCGTGATAGTGGGCGCTGCCGCACTCGTACCCTTGTAGACCTTAGTACCACCGTAGTCATAGTAGCGTGATGCCTTGTAGGTAGAGTTACTGAACCAACAGCCTAAGTCCCACACACCCCAATCCTCATTGACAATGAATGCCTCGTTGTTGGTGTTAAGGAACAATAGCTTAGAGCTGCCGATATATTCCTGCACGAGGTCATAGATAGCATCGTTATGTATCCAGTCGGTAGGTAGCTTTTGTAGTATCTCGCGGTTGAACATATACGTGTCGCTAAATTCCTCGTTCTTCGGAGCCGCCGAGATAATACCATTATGTACAAATCCCCACTTGTCATTAACAATAAAGGGGTGACAGTTAGTTAGATTGACCTTACCATGAGTAGAGATACGAAAGTGTATGACTACTTGACTAGTCTTGTATTGCTTACGCACATTAGAGTAGTGGTCATAGAATGAATCGAAGTTAGTCATCTCCTTATGAGTAGTTAACTTGCCGTCTGCTAGATAGAGCATACCTGCTCCGTCAGTATTATTTTCCCAACAGGTCTTGAGGACCTTCTTTTTAAGGGTTACGTTATTAGGGTTTAAGATTGCTATACACATAGTCTTGTAAATTATTAGTTAATATCAGTTGATTGATCGTCTAGGTTAGTATCGTTGTAGATGGACGAGTACTTGACGAATAGGGCTACCTTCTGCAGCATCTTGTCTGCATCAATAACCTTGAGCAGATGCTCATGAAGAATAGATTTGCGGTCACACAGCATAGTCAGTATGTCACGCTCTGACTTACCGAAGTTGCGTACCATGATACGTAGCAGGTCGATGCGCCATTTGAGATTGTCTACCGACTTGACCGCAGGGAAGATACGAAACTCTACCGTAGTGTCACGCACATACACGGCTGAGTACTTATCTCGGTTGAGATACTCGTGTTTCTTTTTAGCCTTGCAGTAGGTGACATCAACCCTACTCTCATACAGGGAGTATAGTACAGGAAGGAAGCCGCTAATACCCTGGAACAATTGCTCGGTTGTATACAACTTACTGCCGATATGAATGTGACCACCGCATGACTTGCTGTGCTTGGCGTTGATGTGGTTACGTAACAAACTCGAAGCCGCAATATCATCTTCGTGTAGCCTGTCAAAGAGATTATACACAGGAGAGATAAGCTCAAAGCCAGAGCTATCTGAGAGTGAGCCGTCACGTTCTTTGGTCCAATCGTTAGGTAGGTCATCATGGAAGCATGAATTACGTATATCCCTGTCCTCCTTCTCGACCTCGAAGCCCATTGTCCACGGAGTAGTCTTGTCTACACGCCATGCTCGGTCACCGCTGTGATACTGCGCTAGATATGTATCGTCATCTTCGTCATCATCATCAGCAGGTGCATCGTCAATGTGTCGGTACTCGTTGACTGAATCGTAGTAGTAGACGTCGTTGAAGTTAGCTACATCATCGTTACGGTAGTAGGTGCCGTCACACTCTACATAGTCATTGTCATCACGTAGGAAGTAGCCTTCGGTACGTCGATTGATATAACCGTACTCGCAGTCATTTTCATAGGCGTATAGGTCGTCATACTCACACCATACAATATCGCAGTCGCCCTGCTCATCGTTATGGAAGGAGTCACCGCAGGTAGTGTGGTTTACATCATCTTCATCATCCGTGTGACATACAGCACCCGAAGTCATGGTGAGGACACCCTCATCGTCCTTGTGATACCATTGGTCATCGTATTGACCGATTGTAAACATGAAGCACTCGCTACGTAGTGCTACTTCGCCATTGTACAGGTCTACTAGATCTTCAACCTGCACGTTTGAATTGTTTTCTGACATGATATTTATTTGTATTGGTTACCATTTATTATGCTTTTCATAACACTTGCTTGGACCGTGTCCGCTTCGCTTCTGATGTGACTTGTAGTCGTAGCCGTGTTGACTTGATGAACACGACACCATCGAAGCCGCCAATAACATAGCTGCAAAGTATAGCAGCACTAGGGCATTACTTCTTTTCATAGTTTAGAATTTGAAAGGGTTAATGTAAGGTGACAAAGCACGGTGATAAGTATAGCGACAATAGCCGCAGGGTGCTGTACTATCTGAACATAGTTAGTCCAGAATGTTAGGGCAATGAGTGCACATGCCGTGATGTAGGTTGCACTGTACAAAGCGCAATGTGTGATGAACACAATGAAGGGTTTTAGGATCTTGTCCATGTTGTTTATTTATTTATTGGTTTTACTTGATTGAATAGAAAAAGGGGCACGAAGCCCCATTGAAATTTGAATAGCCGCCGAATTATGCCTCAATCATTTCTTGCACTAAATCCATAAAGATAGTAGAGCGTTTCATAGAGAGAGTTATTGCCCCATTACAATCCTTGCCCGAATCATCGAAGGCGAAGTACAGGTCGGTGCTTCGGTAGGTTTTCCCGTCAATAGTCATATCGATGGTGAACTTTTTACCGAACTTGAAATTGGTTTTCATACGGAACTTCTTGACACGTTCCATAAACTTGATAACGCGAAACGTCATTTCGCTAGATGCATCTTCTACCGACCCCGAAAATTCGAAGCCGCCACGAAGATAAAACGCAGAGTCATTCTCTTGCGTAAGTACAAAGGATACATTCTTTTCCATAAAGCACGTAAAATTTAATTGGTTTGAGCGTAGCATATTACATGACCTCGGCTTTCACGAGGTTGTACCTTGCACCAATGTTTCACGTGGAACATGTGTGTACTTTCCGTCTGTCCGTTTATAGTGTGGTCACCACTATGCTAATAATGTTTCACGTGGAACAGCCGTTGCCGTTCCGTATTCTAACGCTTCGCCCGTCTAGTGTCGCGCTGCAATTGTGCACGTTCCCCCTGTTGAATAATGCGGCAAACCCCATTAAACACTTGGTCGCGTTTATCTTGCACCCATACCTTTTTAGCACATCGTGTGACACGACCTACTTTGAACACCTGTTTTCTTGCATCGGGCATAGAATAGTACACCGAGGACGAATCTTGAATTTCCATAGTTATTTATATTTAGTACATAGTTATCCCATTAAGCTCCGTTTAACGTGTGGTCACCACCAGGGCGTAGTTATCCCATTAGGAGATATGCCCTTTTTTCTTAATGAACTTTTTTCGCTGTCACTCTTACTGCCGTTGCTGTAATTGATTGACACTGCAAACATACGTCATTCGAAGAGGTGAATGCAAATTTTTTTGCAATTATTTTTGCATCTTTTATTTAAGTAACTGAATATCAATAGGTTAAATGTGTTATTTAGAAGCATTCTACATAAGCACCCTATTCTCTCTTTGCATATAAGGAAACAGGCGCGCGCGCACGTATACGGAATTAAATTGGGATATGCAAATTTGCTGCTAATTTATACTCGTTCTAAATAGCGGTTCACATTTGCTTTTCACGTGGAAATTTTGTATTACGAAATATATTTTATATATCCTAGTGTTCTTGTTATTTAGACGCATTCTAAATAAGGGCAGCAACGAATTTCGTATTGGTATATTAATAAGGAATACAGAAGCTGCTTTGTTTCACGTGAAACACGAAATTCACATTGCAAATGTAGGTGCACCCCTTTCGCAAAAAACGACATCGGAACACAGCACCGCGCTGTACATGGTATATAGACCCCCATTACACTACGTTCTGCCTCTTTCCTAAATCAGATGTTCCACGCTTATGTATGTATGTTTCACGTGAAACGCATGACCTGTACTCTTATGTTCCACGTGGAACAAAAGCTATGTAACTGACTGCCAATGTGTTAGCTTGTGGAACGCCTGTGGAACACTCTAAGGTGGAGGGCTGTTTCCGGTTGATGCAGGTGGGTAGTGGGACTAACCAGCTGGTTACGTTTTGTAGCCGACTGCTTTAATGTATAATTTTCGTACAGCGTTAAGGTATAATCTACCATCCTGTTGGAGTCGACCTAATGGTGTTTTCGGGTGTAGGTGGGATTTGTGTGTTGCTGTGGGGACGAGTTGTCCCTAGGTGCTTGTGTCTAGTTTTTTGCGTAATAAACTTGACAATGGCGCATGGGGATTGTGGAAAAATTCATGCAGGTAATTCGGAGAACTTCCGAGTTTGGCGTGTTTTTGTTACGGAGTTTGGCATTCTATATTTCGCCAATACTCTTGTGATTTTTTAGTAATGGCGTTTTATATCACCCTTGTCAGTTTGAAACTGATATTTCCACTATGATTGATAAAGGTGTATGCTTTATTGATTATTTTCCACTATATCGCCTGTTCTGGGGATTATTTTCCACAATCAAACATTTGCCAGTAAATGAGAACACTGTCTTTTGTTGGTTGTCCGCTTATATCGGACAGGTGTGGTTTATAGCATCTAACTCATAAGATGTCATTAGAGGGATAAAATTAGGCGGCTATGCTCCTTATAAGGGAGAGGTTTGCCATTTTACCTAAACCACATTAAAGTATGATATACTATGCATTAGCCTGTGAAATTGGGGTTAATGACTGTTATACCATACTATAGTGTGGTAACATTTTTACCTATGTATTTGTCACGAAAAGTCATTGACTTGCAGGACAAAAAAATCCAAAAGGTAAAACGATATCTTGACAATTTTTGAAGGCGTGAGGATTTGTCACGCTATCCCTTGACAATCTCCTTGAGTTGGGAGAGGATGTCTGTCTGTGTCTTTCCCCAGAACATATCGCAGGTTCCGTCCTCCTTGATTGGCGGCTCCGTAAAATAGGCTTGGGCGTACTCGTTAGCCGGTGCTGTAAATCGGTAGCACTTTTCTTTGTGGGGACAATCTGTCCCTATGCACTTACTTATATCAGCCATTGTTCTTTTTTCTAAAGATATTACGTTCATAACTCAGATCCCAAATGAATCTAGTTCTACAGGTCCATACCCATCGTTTAATGTTCCACCAGTCCCTTAGTTTAAGATGCCAGGGCCTATTCTCTATTTCCTTGAGGAGCCTTTCTACCGTTTTAGTTTTCATCTTGACCTCCGTAAGTTTCGTTATAGTAGTCCTCAAATGACTTTTGCTCCACCTTAAATTCATCACCCATATCTTCTACTCTACTACTAAACCAAGTTTCTTCGTGTTGCTCCTTCATCATTTGCTTTGC